TATAATTACATAGCTTCTAGATTAGACGCCGGACTAGAGAGTGAAATACATGATAATGTAGCTATGATAAGAAATATGAGTAATGAGGAATTCAGAGCTCAATTTTTATACAATGAAAAGAATGATCTTACTGATTCTGAGTTGGAGACTAGAAGAAATGAGATAGCAGATGCTTTAGTTAAACGAACTGAAACTATTAAGAACACTAAACAGACAGTTGATCAGTCATTTGTGAATTATGGGAGCAGTCAAAAGGATGCTATAGTACATGCTATGGCTGTATCTGAGGATGCAGACGTAAGAGAGGACCAGATAATCAACTCTATAGAGGCTATTACTGGTATGACTATAGAAGGAACTGAATATGAAAATAAAGAGGAAGCTTCTCTAGAGGAAATAAGAGCATCTAAAGAAAGACAAAAGAAAGTCACTGAAAGAATGCCTGCTAAATATAAAAAATCAGAGGAGAATTCCCCTGAAGGGCAGCAAATTAAAAGAAAACGAGGGATTAAAGAGTTTACAGATCCGTCCCATTTAGAAGAACTCTACAGTGTATTGCTTCAAAAGAAGCAAGACCTGCAAACTAGACTCGATCAGGTTAATGCTGATGAGTCTTTAACTCCTTCAGAAAAAGATACTCAACAAGAAACTTTAGGAAAAGAATTAGATGCTATATTAGATAGAATGACATATCTAGCTACAAATATAAATACTGCTTTAGATCCAGATGTAAGTGCAATGGAGCAAGAGTACTTAGATGCTTGGAAAAAAAGTGATCCGTCAGGTTATTCTAAAAATAGTGAGGAAGTTATACAAAAGTTAAAAGATGCTAGGAAATTAAGAGCTAGAAGACATAGAGCTTTATCTATGTATAACGAATTACTAGAACTTAAAGAAGATTTAGTATGGAAACCTAGTTGGAAAAAACCTTTAAACTTTGAAGGTGGCGATCCTATTGCACCACCAGAGATGATGATTCAAAGATTAGTTGGACACAACTTAAAGGAGGGTCAGATTAAACTTAATGATAAGGATCTAGAAAGATTATATAGAAGACATAAAGGAACTATTATAGAGTTTGAATATGAAACTCAGGAAGGTACTAAGACTTATAGATTTTTAGTTCAAGATACAAAAGTAGAATCCGGGGCTGATGAAGTATTAATTCAATTACCAACTTTAGAGACTTTAAAATTACTAAGAAGACAAGAAGAGTTAGAATTAGATTTAAAAATTGCAGATGAACAGAATTTAACAAGTGAGGCTTTAGGTATTAAACATAAACTAGATGCTTTAGCAAAAGAACTAGAAGCAGGGGGACATCAGTTAGGTATAAAGAAGAAGTCCTTATCCTTTATGTTAGAAGCTAAGAGTGGTATAAAAACTATTACAGGTAATGACATTGTACAAGAATATTTACAAAGTGCTTTAGAATTTGTTAGTGAGGATTTAACATCATCATTAAATGAAACTACAGAATCTTTAGAAGGTATTCAGAAAGAGTTAGAGAAAGCTGTAGCAGATTTACAACAATTCTTAACTAATAATGTTAAAAGCGAAAAGGATCAAGAGCTGGCTAGGTCCGCACATAGTGGAACTATTACTAAGTTACAACAAGCGGTCATTAAAACTAAGAAATCTCTTAACAGTTATCAAGCTAGAATTAAACAATTAGAAGATGACCTAAAAGTTCTACACGGTTTAAAAGAAAACAGTGAAAATATACAAGGAGAGAAAGAGGCAGAAGCGTTAGTTAATGAGATCTTTAAGAGACAATGGGGAGGAGAGAGTTCTACTATTTTAAATAAAATCTTTGGATCTATCGACAATACAGTTTTAAAGAAATTATTATATTCGAATAATCCTGAGTATACTTTACAACAGTTTCAAGCATTAGATGAGAATAAAGATCTAATTGATAATCCAGATCAAGGTACTAAATTAAGAAAACGTTGGAGAGCTTATAATAATAATAATAAAAGAAAAACATTAGGGGATATCCTAATAGGTACTCAAGATAAAGTAATCAAACTCTTAGCTACTGTAGATCCACATGCACAGTCTCTACTTGATAGATTAGCGGAGATAGAACAAAATATAGAAGGGCTATCTAAACTATTTGAAATCACACAGAAAGGATGGGGTATTAGTAATAAAGGTAAAACTGGAGTTAGAGCAGCTAAAAAAGAATTTCTAGATCTTCAAGCAGAAAAAGAAGGTATAAATAATCAGTTGAGTCAAATGCTTAATTCATTACAGCAATCTGCTGTTAATTTAGCTACTACAATACAAGAACATGAAGACTTAACTAACCGGGTAACAACACATTATATCTATGTAAAAAATAAAATGAATGATTTAATGGACCCTGCATTTGTAGAGAAGTCTGAAACTGAGGATAACACATTAGATACACATGGCGCTGAAACACCTTTAGAAAATTTAGCAAATCAATCTAAGGATTTAGGGATGTATTTAAATTCATCTCCTATTAGAGTTCTAGAGATGATGAAAACTACAGGTAGTCATAAGGAAGCTTTAAGGAAATATGCAGAGTTACAGGAATTATTATCTAAAGGTAAAAAAATAGATCCTATTGAATATGCTCATGTACAATCACAATTAAGATTATTTAAAATATTACCTAAGTTATGGAGGGGTAAAAAAGGTACTTCTAATTTTAAGTATCAGATGGAAGATTATAGATTTATGGTGGTTAATAAAAATACAATTCCTCCAGATCTACAAGATAAAGTAACTTTCTATGATATTAATAGTAAATCCTTTAAATATGCGTCTGATATGAAGGGCAGTATATTACCTGAAGATCAAGAGACAATTAAACTAATCTTAACAGATGACCAAGGTATACCAGTATTAGTAGATGGACAGCCTATCTATTCAGACTTACCTTCTTCAGAGTTACATAAGAAGACTAAGGATGCTAAAGGGAAAGATATAGAAGTATATAGATATGGAAAATTAGATTTAAAACCTGAGACTATTGTAGAGGTTCTACTTAAGAATGGTAAAAAAGGTATTATAGGGGAGCTCACACAAGATGCTGTGAATATTCGAGATAAGCATATTACATTTAGAGAGGATGTATTACAATTAACAGTTCCAAAGTTAATTAAATTAAAAGGAGTTAGTTTTACATTATTATATAGACCAAATGGACAGGACTCTCCTCCTACTAGGGCAAGTAGATCTATAGTAGATAATAAGCATCAAGTTAAAGATATACCTGTAGGGATATCTTTGAATGGGATGGTATCGATTTCAGGGAAAGACTTCTCTGTTCCTAAAGGATTTGCATATACATATAAAGATGGGAAGTTAATTCCTATCAGAGTAAATAAACTTGCGGGACCTGCTTACCACAATGTTATGAGATTATTTGAACTGATGGCTACGAAGCACGGTCAGATGACAAAGAGAGATATAACATATGCTGAGTCTACACTAATACAGGAAGGTAATCCTAAGACAATTTTACAAGCATTAAAAGATACACTGTACATGGGTAAACATTCATTTGAGAATGCTCCTATACACAAGAGATTAAATGTTAAAGGTAATAAAATATACTTTGGAGAAGAGGTTATAGAATTTCATCAATTATTAAATAGAGGCGATAATGTTGCTCTTAATAAACAGTTTGAGGATTTTATTAGTAACTTGCACCACCAAGTAAATTACTTCTCTTTAAAGAAGGATATGAAATCTAGAGATGGGTTATATACTAAACACCAAAAGAATATTACTGCTTGGACAAAAAGAAAAGCTGTAGCACAGAAGGCTAAGAGAACTTTTACAGAGAAGTCTCCTGCTTACCCTACTATAGAGTATATACCTTTTATGGAATTTAAAATTGGAGAAGACATGTCAATAGAAGTAGTTAAATGGGCAAATTATACAGAGTATTTATTAGGAGATGGGAGTGCGTCTACCGCTAGAGATCTAGATCAAATGCCTGCTTACTCTAACTTAGTAGAAACTTCTAATGAGTTGAATGCGCCTCAGTTTTTAAATTCTTTTGTTACGTTAGAAACAAATAAAAAAGTATCTGAGCTAGATGATATAGTAACTGCTAAAGCTAAAAAAGTTATTAAGAAGAAGAAAGACGAAAAAGTACCAACACAAGAACCTTCTAAAGATTTATCCTCTTTTACAGGGAAAGTTAAACAAGGACCTGAAGGCCCTAATGCAGCTCCAAGTGAACAAAAGGTACCAGAAGGACCAGAAGGACCTAATGGACCTCCGACAGGTACGGTAATGGGAACTGAAGAAGATGCATTAGCTATTCTAGCTAGGATGAAAGGAACAGCTACAGGTAAGAAGGTAAGAGCTCCTAAAGCAGTAGGGAATTCACATAAAGTAACGGGTAAGAAAGGTAAGAAAGATGATTGTACTGACTAATAAAATATAAGACTATAATATGGGCTGTAATACCAATAACGTAAAATCCACAGAGGAATGGGCTAAAGAAGAGAAAGCTATAAACGCAGTTCTTACTATGTATAATTTACCCTATACTCCGGCGGAATTTAGAATTCAATTGAGTAGGATGAACTATCAAGATGTTAAAAACATCAATAAACAATTAGAAGATACTACTGCTGCGGAGTTAGGTTTAACAACTGAAATGCATATAGTTGCTGCGAATCTACCTATGATAAAGAGCCTTATAGGATCCACTAAAAGGGAGCTTAATACCTACTTAACAGAAGAAGGTGTGTCACTTGCAAATCAGAGGTATTTAAATGAAGGTATGATAACAGCTTTATTTAATGCTCTTACTACATCACTTCCTAAAGATGAATTTCTTGAAGGCGTATCCGGTACTACTGAGGAGTTAGAAGGTATGTACTTAACATATTTAAATAATAGAGCAGAATTTCAACTGGATATATCAGAGTTGATGGATAATTCTACCGATGAAGCTGTATTGCATTCTAAAGTATCACAAGCATATGGAGGCCCTAATGTACTTGGGTCTGTATATTCTGCTATACAAGATAATTTTCATAACCTGTACAATAGAAAACTTGCCGAGTGGCAGGCAGCTGAAGAGGGTTCCTTTGCAAAGCAGATTTTAGAGGATGAATTAGACAACTTAGACCTATGGTTAGATGAAGGTGGTGTATTAGAATCCCTGTGGCCAAGTCTTGTACGTAATAACATTAGATTCCTATCTAGATTAGGTATAACTCTAAATGAAGATCACATACAAGAAGGTATAGAAAATTTATTAGAGCAGGAAGAAGATGAATCTGATAAAGATACAGCAGTGAGTAGAGACTCCCTGGGTATAACAGCTTCAAATGAAGTTAATCCTTTAACACGAGTAAAACCACATTTAAAATTATTATTAAAAACTTTACCTAAAATTAGAATAGATGGAAGTCCTGTCACTAATAAATTAGGTGTACCTAAGTTAGCAGATTTTGGACAAACTATGTCGATCTTATATTCTACACTTGCTAATACTAATAATAATTGGAGTAAAATACAAGCCTTAAAGGCCTTAGCTATACAAGATTTAACATACAGTGTATTGTTAGATAGACTGGGATTAAATGAAGTACAAGAACCTGCAGATTTAGAAAATTTATCTAAGAATCAGTTTGATCTTTATACTTCTTTCATGACTGCGTTTAATAATGCACAAGATGCTTATTCTTTTTTAAACATAACTAAAGATGGAAACAGGACTATGGTTGACTCTAATGCTGAGTCCACACAGAATTTAGTTAAACTTAAATGGGGTGAGAATTTTAAGTATAATATACAAAGAGTTGAAGAGTTAGGAGAAATTATAGGAGGCAAGTCTGTGGTTAACTTAGATTATAAAGTAGGGAATAAAGCTTTAAGAGATCTTCTCGTATCTAAACTTACTATGGAACAAAGAATGGATATTTTAGAATTAGTAGGTATCCAGTTTAAAGATAGAGAAGCTGCACAGGCTTTGATAGAGTTTGATTCAGAATTATTAGGGAGTATTAGATGGATTTTTCAATCATTATTAAATGATAGAAATGTTTCTAATTTAATGAAAGGAGATGAATCTCAAAATATTAAGAATTTAGTGCAAGTTCAAATTGATACAGACTTAAGTTCTGGGACTCTACAATTCAATAGTATAACAGGAAGGAAGAAATATGCTATTACTTTAAAAGGATTTGTAAATGTTTTAGCTGATAATCTGAATGAGGATTTTAATGAATTTACTTCTGCTTTTGGTGATAAATTAACTTCTCCTACATTTATGAACTCTCAATATATCCAAAGACTTAAAGAAGGAGAAAGAATAGAGATAGGAGTTATTGATGGATTAAGAAATGAAGAGAGCTCGAGAGGTAAAGAAATTTCTTCTACTACAAAAGGAAATATTACTTTACTACATATAGCATCTATCTTACAAGGAGCTGTACCTTTAATTAGAACGGGTAATAAGAAATTAGAACGAACTATTAAAGTAGGAGAGCCGGACTATACTAGAGGTATGGTTAGAATGCAACGTCAAATGATTGGATACTTAGAATCAGAAGTACGTACTGCACATGCTATTAAGAAAGGAAATATAACAGATATTAAAGATCTTGATAAAGGTGTTAATTTACAATATTTTTCACATCCTTCTTTTATTGACCTTAAATCAGAAGCAGATATCTTAATAAACTCTAAGAATTTAAATGAAGAGAAGTTAGCTAAATTTTTAAGTTCTACTACTGTGTCTGCATCTATGTTAAACTATTTAAATAAGACTGTTCAAGACACTAAGAATTTATTAGAGCAGTATGGTATTGTTAAGATTCAAGGGGGTAAGATAACTAATGTAGGACTTGATCCTAATACCTTAAAAAATATAATGGCTACTCAAACGGAGTCAGAAGAAACAGCTGAGATTTTAAATGCAGCTATAGATAAAGGTGTCTTATCAGAAGAATTCTTAGATAAGATAGCACAACAAATCACTTTTATTAGGGAAGAGGGTATAGTTGAACAGATTAAATTATTCTTAGGACATCCTGCAATTTATGGGGATATCTTTAAAAGAACTTCAGGACTTGTATCTCCTAAAAAATACCCAGACTCTTCAGAGTCAACTATGAAGTTATTAGATACACACTATCCTAATCAAAATGGGACACATAGAAGAACTGTTCGATTTATAACTCGAGAAGAAGTAGTAGAAGATTCTATATACATTGATAAGTACAAAAAACATTTAAATACGATCGGGAGACCGGATCTTATAGACATAGTTGAAAAGACTTACTCAGATATGGAAATATTTGATGGTGGGGGATTAATACATTTAGATTTTTATAGAAAGGTCCGAAATCTTACAGATTCTTGGAGTAATGAATTAGAAAGTGTATACCAACGGGTTATAGCAGGAGAAAAAGTAGAGAAGTTTGAAGTAGCATTTGCTCCTTTAAAGCCTCAAGTACTTGCTGCTATAGACCATAAAGGTATTGATATTAGAATGTTTAATAAATTTGCATTATATCCTATACATCCGAATTTATCAAAATTGGTAGAGGATATAGAAGATGGTAATACAAATGTATTAGATAGTACTTACGAGGATATGGTTAAGAATGATTTAGATTATGTAGTCTTTCCTTCAGGTACTAAGTTAGGAGCTAAGTTAAATAGTCAAGGTAAATTCGAAGAGTTTGTTAATGAAGAAGGTAATTATACCCCTATAGAAGATTTATCTGCTATACAATCTTATGATTTAAAATATTTTGGGGTACAACAAGATCCTAAAAACACAAGAGGTAAGAATGTCCCTGCAGGTACTCAGCCAGGGTCGATGTTACCTACAAATATATATGAAGATGGAATAATAGCACCGGAATATGCTGGTACTCAATTTAGTGAAGAGGAGAGCTGGGAGCAAGCTGTAGATAGATATCATAATTTGACATCTACTTTAATTGAACGAGATATGAGTAGGTTGGCTAGGCGTTTAGGGTTCAAGAAAACACCATCAAATGATTTTGAATTGATTGATCCTACTATGTCTAAAGAGAGTATGAAACAATCTCTTATAGTAGAGATGGATAAACGAGATATGCCTTTAAATACTAAGGTGTCAGTAGTAGCATTATTTGAGTCTACTGGAAGTACTCATATAAATCAGTTATACGAAAAGAATAAAATAGAAACTATTTTAAATGCTATGATCACTAACACTGTGGTGCGTAGAGAGATGAATGGTGAGATGGTAGTTCTACAATCTAATTTAGGGTTGAAGTTAGAAAATAAAGCAATAAAACAAAAAGACTCGGATATAACATTAGATAGAAAATTAAAATTTTATGATATAGATGAGACTACAGGTAAGACGACTGCTATGCAAGTGTACTTACCTCATTATTTTAAAGAGTATTTAGGAGAAGATTTTGATATTAAACAAGCTTCAAAAGAAGCTTTACAGTTAATCGGATTTAGAATTCCTACAGAGGGGTTAAATTCTATAGACTTTATAGAGGTGGTTGGATTTCTCCCGCAGAGCGCAGGTTCTAATATTATAGTACCTTCTGAAATGGTTGCTAAAACAGGGGCCGATTTTGATATTGATAAATTAACTTTATATTTACCAAATGTTAAGGAGACAGGAGGTAAGATAGATTTAATTAAACCATTCGCATTAAGAGAGGATGGATCTTTATCAGCTTCTGAGATTAAACGATTAAGAGAGTTAGATATGGATGCATATGTATCTATAGTTAATGAAATGTTACCTCCAGCAACCGCTGCATTTAGATTAGAACAAGTAAGAAATAATGAAGAGGTGTCTGAATTTGATATGGATTTAGCAGAGTATGATGTAAGTTCTATGGGTGTGTTAGCTATACAGCCTAAACAGGTCCTACAGAATGAGTTGATTACAATGATTAAAGAAGTATTAGAGCATCCATCTAGTTTTTCACAGCTAATAACACCAGTAGGTGCATTGGATTTAGCTATTAAAGCTAAGCAGATATATGAAAGACAAAACCCAGAAGGATTAAAAGTAAAAACATTAGGAGAGCAATTATCTTTTAGAAATATAATAGATACTACATATAATATGTACCAAACATTAGGGGGTACAGGTATTGTTGCATCTTCTATGACTCATGCTAGTAAATCACAACGCTCTGGGTTACATTGGAACGCTGAGAAAGTGCAGTTTAATTTTGCAGGTATTAATCCTGAGTATATTTCTTTATCTAAAAGTATAGACTTTAGAGGTGGTCATATAAATGCTTCTATGCAGAAATATGTATCAGCTTATGTGGATGGTGAAAAGGACCCTTTTGCAATGTATGTAAATGCAGGGAAAGATTTTGCTGCAATACATATGGTACTCTTAAGATCAGGAATTCCTTTACTTACGGTACTATCATTTATGTCTCAACCTATAATACATGAGTATATAAAACTAATTAATGATAAGAGACTAGAAGCGTCGGATATATCAGATTATAAATTTCACCCAGAGAATGATTTATATCTTAAGTACGGGGAACCTTCTAGTGTTACTCAGAAATTTACGGGAGAACATTTGAATTCTATGTTAGAGGTATCTTTTGATAAGATGAGTGCAAATGAAAAAGCTATTCAAGTTCAGGTATTACAAGATATGATACGTTATAAAGAATACTCGGTAGATTTAATGCACCTTCAACAAATTTCCTCTTATGATACGACAAAATTACAAAATGGAAATGAAGTTATTTATTTAAAAGCATTAGAAAATATTGTACAGGATAAAGAAATGTTTTTACAAGCTGAAGGTCTAACACAAGCAGTTGAAGGACGTACACAAGCATCTTTCCTTAAACCGTTAAGAGATACATTTATGAATTCTAGAAGTCTTTTAGCACAGGTAGATTTCAAAAATCATTCACCACAGATTCATCAGAAGTATGTGGAAATGGCTCAAGGGTTAATTGAAAATGGTATGTATAAAGATGATGTTATTTATCATTTAACTAGTTTTGATAATTTCTTATCTGCTTATATAATTTTACAAGAAACACAAGGATTTACTAATTTAGCTTCTGAGTTGGAACCTTTAGTTAGGGGCCCACAGAGTTTACCAAGAAGACTTAGAGCAGAAAGTCAAGGGTTAGATAATTTAGCTTTAGACAATTTACTCCCTATATTAGATGAGTACGCTGATGATAATCATAACTCAACTGTAGATTCATTAAGATTGATAGGGAAGAAGTATGATGTAGAAGATACAAATGACATGGTAGAAGAGATGCTTACTCTTAAAGAAGAGAATCCTGGTTTATTTGAAGATTTAATTAAATTTAGTCTTATACAATCAGGTTTATCATATTCCCCATATTCATATCATAGTATATTACCTGGACAAGAAGTTTTAGAATTAACAGGTGAGAGGTATTCTAATTTTATCTCTAAAATTGATAATTATGGTTTTAATCAAGATTACTGGGATAAAGCTTATTCATCTTTTATATCTAACTCTTGGAGTAATCCTAGAATTGTACCGCAGAGGTTTACTCACAGTGCTAAAATACTTGCACTATTAAATCAAGATGAAATAGCTGACTCTAAACTTCCTGGATTTTTACTTAAGGCTATAAAACAGGGTGGAGGTTATGTAACTATTACACACGTCAAAAATAAGGAAGATGGTACTTATTATTATGATATGTATCAATTAAAAGGAGAAACGTTAGTACGACATGAAAAGCGAGGTGTTAAAAATAGATTTATAGAAACTGAAGGTAATAGTATTCCTTCAAATAATACCACGAGAGTTAGGGGCCAATTGTCATTAGGTATTAAGAACATACAAAAAATTCTTAATGGTGAAAAAACCAATCATTTAATGCCACGAGGAGGTAAGATTATAAATACATCTGGGGAGTATAGACTACCTGATGGATCCGTCGTAGAGTTAAAGATACAACCAATTAGTATGAAAACGTTAACTGGTAAAACTAATGCCTCAAAAAAATTAAGAAAAGAGTTAGATATATCAGATAAAAATTCTATATTTGCATTTGCAAATAGTTTAGGGTTCGCAGATGCGGCAGGTCTTAAAAAAAGTTATCCTGCTTTTTATAATTGGAGTACATTTGATGTTGCTACAATAAAGGTTTTAAGTAAAGGTACTATTAACTTATCAGAAGAGGTTAAAGGAACTGAGGAAGAAGGGTCTGTACAGACGTTATCAGGAGTAGTAAAAAAGAATTATAACAAACTTAATGAGGAGTGTTAGTATGAAAATAGAATTAATTATGACTGAGGAGGATCTTATTAAAGATTTAATTTATGGCTTGTAGAATAATTAGAGATGCTCAAGGGCAGGTGGAAACAGTATTTAATGAGAATGGTTTAGATTCTAAACTCTTTCATGATATTAAGATGGATTTAGGGCATGACCCTGAGTCTGCGCTAGTTGCCTATTTATCAGTGGATGAGTATTTAAAATCTAATAATATACCTGAGCAAAGTATTAACATGTCTTCTCCTTCAGTGAGAAGAATTATAGCCCCATTTAAAAGAAACCCAGATAGTTTAGAAGCGGAGACCTCGAAGCTTAAATCAGATATGTTAAAATCTAGAGTAGGGGATTCTTTGAATTACTTATTTGAGAAATTAGGAGTTGATGTAAAGGTACTAGAATCTGTTACAGATGTTAATGGGGAGGTTATAGATCAGATAGCTGCAGCGGATATAGCTAATAGAATGATTGAACTTACTAGGTCCGGTAAAGACTTATCTATCTTAACAGAAGAAGCTTCTCACTTTATAGTAGAGGTTTTAAAAGCGCAAGGACATCCTTTATATGATACTATGCGTAGAGAGGTTATAGGTACTGAGATATACAAAGAGTTGATGAATCCTAGTAGCGCTCATTTTGAATTATATAATGGTAATGAGGATTTAATTGCTAGGGAAGCAATGGGGAAACTTATTCACCAAGAACTGGTAAAAGGAGAGACTAAAGAAAATAAAACTTTTAAAGCAAGATTAAACCGTTGGTTTACTAAAGTACTTGAACATTTAAATAGAATGTTTGGTAGAGCACATGCAGATCCTTTTGTACAGACTGCACATGATGTCTTAAATAAAAATTTAGATTCTTATTTTAACGATATGTCTAAGACAGTTGGCTTAGAAAATAACAAATTCTATAATGAAGGTACTAGACAGCAAAATATTATAGGTCAATTAAGTGAACAAGCAGATTTATATCAAATAGATAAATTAAGAATAGAAGATTTAAGTAGTAAGGAATTACGTCGTTATTTTACTAAGCTCTCAGAGGATGGGACTATAGAAAGATATGTAGGGAAAAAAGGTACTATATATGAAGGTAAGATACTAAAACAAAGAGGATCCGATTCAACCTCATTAAAATATGGTAATAAAGGTTCTAAGTATAGAAGTGCTGCAGAGACTAAGATAATTAACGATATGCAAAATATTCGTATGAGTACTGGTACTAAAGGACATCTTGTAATGGAAGAGTTAATTAAGAAACTTACCGGACAAGGGAATGTATCTTATGCAGATATCTTAACTCAATCGGGCCCTTTATTTACTAAGAATCAATTTGATATATTAGTAGCTGGAGCTAAATTTTTAGTAAAAGAAGTAAAAGCTCAGCAATTAGAAATAAATAAACAGACTGGTACTACTGGTAAGTTTAAATTAATAACAGAGCAGTTTGTATCTGATGAGAAAAATAATATAGGAGGTACAATCGATATACTTGTAGTGTTTAGTGATGGATCTGCCTCTATATATGACTGGAAATTTAAGTCTCCTAGAATAGGGTCAAATGCAGAGATGACTAAAGGAGGTATAACTATCACTGGAGATATGTATGCTAGTTCTTTAGAAGGGTATGATAACCAAATAAATGCATATAAAAATGCATTATTATCTAAATACGGGGTAACAAAAATAAGACATTCTAGAATAGTACCTATCTCTGTTATGTTTAAGAGAGATGAGAATAATATTATGACTGATACTATTACTTATCTTGCTATGTGGACAGGCCAAGATACAGACAATAGATTTTTAGAGCACATACCTGTAGCTAATGAAATGACTGAGGATGAAAGTATAAATAGACTTATACGATCAGAGATGAGTAGATATAATGACTTAGCACGAAAGGTTAAACATGCTCCTTATGCAGAGAGAAGTACATTAGAAAAGAAAATGTCAGATTCTAGGCTGATTATTAAGAGATTACAAATTGACCAAGAAGTTGGGGCTGGAATTGTAGAGTCTTTTAAAATATTAAAGAAAGTACATTCAGGGTTAGGCGTTGAAGAAGAATTCACTGTAGATGAAAATGGAGAAGCGGTTTTAAATCCTATGTATCTTACTGATGAAGAATTAAAAGAGTCTTATGAAGAGTTAATTCATTTCTTAGCTTTTTCCTCTTTACCAGAGATAAGAGCTACTTTACAACAGTCTAAATCTAAACAAGATAAAGCATTACTAGCTGAGATGATGAAAGCATCTTTTGAAATTAGTACAACTATTGAGCAGATGAAAGTTCATATGGTTAATCGAGTAGACAAGAAAGCTAGGGGTAAAAATATAAGTAATATTAAGTATAATAGAAAAGGTACTCTAGAAGCATGGATACCATCTTCTGCACATAAATCTCCTTATAGTAGGTATATTTATGATACTATGCATAATATGAAAACTATTATGATCCGAAAAGAAAAAGAATTGGCTCAGGAGATTTATGAATATGAACAAGAATTGTTTGCATGGGGAGAGTCTAATGGATATGATAATATAAAAGTATTTGATTTATTAATTAACCCAGACACACATAATCTACATCCTAAGTATACAGAGAGTTTATATGATCTTAAAAATAGAGCTAAAAAAGATGGTAATATAGGGTGGATGAAAACGTATTACTCTGCAGATATGGAGTATTACAATAAAGAGTATAAGAATTGGGAAAATAAATCCTTTAAAGCTATAGACTCTTTAAATTTATCTAAGGAAGCTAAAGACGCTAAGAAACAACAATGGCAACAAGAGTATGATGTACTCTCTTATGATTCTGCATGGTTAGGAAATGGAGGTCAATACTTTACAAAGTTAAATACAGAAACTGCGTCGGAATTCTTAACTCCGGCTTATAAACAAATACAAGCTAATCCTGCTTTAAAGAATTTTTATGAATATCATATTAAGAAGGTAGGGGAATTTGAAAAAATGTTTGGTATGAAGTTAGGGCCAACATTCATTGCTAATGTACAACAAAGTTTGGTAGATAGTATATTAGAATCTGATAGTAAAATACAAGCACTAAAAGAATCTGCAATTGATTCTTTAAATGTAAGGGAAAGTAGTATGTCTTTAGGTTCTGTAGATTTAGAAGGTAATTTTATAAGAGAAATCCCTAGATTATATACTAGAGAACTTACAAACTCTGATAATGAAGTTGATAGATCACTGAGATCTAAAGAATTAGGTAGATCTTTATATTTATTAGGGAAATCTGCTATGGAGTATGAATACTTAAATAGTGTAAAGGATGATTTACTGCTTTTAGAATTAGTATTAAAAGAAGGTATGATAGGTGAGGTACAAGAAGATCTTAGAGGTAATCCTGTACAAGAAACTGTAGACCAAGCACGAAAAATATTTGGGAATGCTCAACAAAGTTCTTCAGAGTTATTTACAGATATGATAAATGAAACGTTATACGGTAAGAAGATGAAAACTACAGATGCTGTATCTGAATCAGGAGTTAGTTTTATTAAAGTAGGGTTAGCAGGTAAATCCTTTTCTTCTATTGCTGCTTTAGGTTTAAAAGTACCAGTTGCTTTAGGTGCTTTAGGAGCAGGTATAATAGGGCTTCATATACAAAGTGCTAAAGGAATACATTATAATGCTCAACAATTGAAAGAAGCTGAGAAGGCCCTTATCTCTAGAGATCCTAAAGTAAGAGCAATATTAGAACATTTTGAAGTTGTCCTTATTGATATGTCTAAAAGAAGAGGAGATGAATTAGCTTCAAATTGGAAGTCTAAATATTTAACACAAGATAGATGGTTTGAGTTTTTAGCTCAAGCTGATAAGATGATCGATGCTACTTTAGCAGTAGCTATGGCGAAGAATCATGGGATAGATGAAAATGGTAACTTAAAACGTTTAGATCAATTACCAGAAGGTACTGTATCATTATATGATTCTATTGAGGTAACTGAAAATCCTAAATGGAAGAAAGGAGCTCCTATTGATAAGTATAAGGTTAAAATCCCATCTGAAACTGAAGATAGTTATGGATCTTTTAGAGCTAGGGTACATAGAATGAGTAGTAAAGTTAAAGGTACATCAGCACCTGAAGATTTAACTACCGCTAAACAACATCTTATTAATAGATTCTTTATGCATTATAGATCATGGTTACCAGGTATTGCTTTAGAGAGATTTGGTAAGACTAAATATGACCATGTATTAGAGACATTTGATCAAGGTACTTGGAGAGGCTTCTTTGGTAACTTCGGTCCAGAGACTGGATTTGATGATATGGGGCAATTGCTAGATGTAGAAGTAGGAGCACATGAATACCTTATGGAAATAGGTACAGATTTAATTAAGATAGGACTTGATGCTAGTATATTTACATTTGCGAAAAAAGGTACAGCACAAATAAAAGAAAAGAAAGCAAGACATGCCTTTGAGAAACATGTCTTGGATAACGTTGGTAATGAAGAGTATAACTATAAGACTCCCGAAGCTAAGGAGCTTGCATTTCAAGAGTTCTTGAAAATGAAACAAGGAAACCTCAAAGCCATGATTGCTGAAATAAGAGCCGTTGTTTTACTCTTCTTAATGATGAGTTTCGCAGGTGGGGATTATGATGATGATGGTAAAACAGATATTAGACAAACTTGGACGGGTAGAAAACTACATAATGTTTTAGGTAGAATTTATCGTGAGACAGCAATATTCTTAGATCCAACAGAAATGACGGGCCCAAGAGCATCCGGATTACCTATACTCTCATTAGGTAAAGATTTATCTGGGTTAGCAGCTAATAGTTTAGATGAAATAAGAGATGCACTTTTTGGAGAAAATGATAAGAATGATTCAAAGCCTGTAGGATATCAATTAATAAAATTTGCACCAGGTATAAATGGATTAGCAAAAGCAGCGGAGATATACCCTCAATACAAATATGCTAGGTAATATTTGGATAATTAATAATAAAAAAAGGAAACATTAAATAAATAAAAAACAATGAACATAACACTAAGCGTATCACTACGCAATGGAAGCACACAAAACATACAAAGTCAATATATAGTATATATGGGACCATCTAGAAATGGAGTATATACTTTAGCTTACATGGCAGATGAGAGATTAGCTCAAATAGAGATAACAGATCTTCCATCTTCTTTAGAAAATAAAGTCTCATATTTAGCTGAGATATCTAATAATATTTTTAGTCTTATAAATTCTAATTATATATCTTCTACAGTAGATAATGGTAGTAATCAGAGGATTAAATATCAAATTCCTAATGGAAGACTTGTAGATCTAGGTACAGTAGAGATGACTTTAAATTCTTTACATACAGAGATGAGTAAAAGTACAATTAAATCTCAGTTAGAAGCACTTATAGCAGCTAATACAAATATAACTACTGGATTAGATAATGTTGATAATACAAGTGATATTAATAAACCAATATCATCAGCCGTACAAACAGCCTTAGATGGTAAAACTACTGAAACTTATGTAGATACACAAATAACAAATGTAATTGCATCTGCACCTGGAGCTTTAGACACATTAAATGAATTAGCTGCTGCCCTTGGTGATGATGCTGACCTTGCAGGAACAATGACTACATCTCTTGCAGGTAAGGTAGATGATTCACAGGTGTTGACTAACGTACCTTCTGGAGCATTGTTTACTGATACTAACACTACATACTCTGTAGGAGATGGTGGTCTGTCACAGATTAACTTTACCTCAGCAGACAATACAAAGCTAGACGGTATAGAGACAGGTGCTACAGCAGACCAAACCGCTTCACAAATTACTGCTTTAGGTATTGCAGCTACTAGTGTAACCGGGAGTCAAGCTTCTGCTATAACAGCCAACACATCCAAGGTAACTAATGCTACCCACACTGGAGATGTAACAGGTGATACAGTTCTTACTATTGCTACTGATGCAGTAGACATAGCAATGTTATCTGCAACAGGTACAGCATCAGCTACAACTTTCCTTCGTGGAGATAATACTTGGGTTAATCCTGGTGGTGGTGTTGATGGTGGTCTTCAGACTGATGATGGTTTGGTTTTAGGTGGTACACTAAAGTCTATCACAGATGGGTCTTCTAATGCTACAGGTTTAAAACTTGGAACAGGAACATCTATTGAAGTAACAAAAAGAATATCACAAACAGGGTTAGGTAATTCTACTCTATTTGGGGAAGATGCTGGATTAAATGATAATGGTGCAACAAAATATAATTCGGCTTACGGATATAATTCACTAAGAGGAACTACTTCTGGAAATAATAACACCGCTACAGGTATGGATTCCCTTAGATATAATACAACCGGTTCTGACAGCTCGGCTTTTGGTAGGGGTGCTTTGAGAAATAGTATAACCGCTACTGCTAACTCTGCTTTTGGAAAGTACGCGATGATGAATACTGTTTCGAATTATAATACTGCTTTTGGGTCTACGAGTTTATACGCTAACACTACAGGAACTAATAACGTTTCACAAGGGGAGTCGTCAATGCGAAATAGTACTACAGGTTCTGATAATGTTGCCATAGGAAAGAATGCTATTTATAATGGAACAACTGGTTCTTCTAATGTCGCGTTAGGTTCCTCAGCTTTATATAATAATCAAGGAGGAGCTTCTAATGTTGCCATAGGAGTTAGTGCTAATAGCCAAAGAGCAAATAATGTTAGTAATATAGCTATAGGACCTTGGTCTTTACAAGGGAGTAATAATTTGAATTGGGCAGTAGGTATAGGTGGTAATGCATTACGAGGTAGTAATGTTGGTCATTACAGTGTTGGAATAGGGGATAGTGCAGGAAGGAATTCTTCAGGAAATGGTTGTGTATTTTTAGGTTACCAAGCAGGATACGGAAGCACGGTAGCTAATTCACTTTTTATTGCCAACACAAACACATCAACGCCATTAATACATGGGAACTTTGGAACAAGTGAATTAACTATAAATGGAGAACTTACTGTAGATAGTAGAAAAATGAAATTATCCGGTGCCACTGTTGGTGCTAGTGATGGTGATGTAGTTTACTTTGGTGGTACTACAGGTATGACTATTGGTACTTTATATCACTATAAATCAGATGGAACTTGGGAACCAACAAATGCAAACGCAGTCGCAACTTGTGATGGGTTATTAGGAGTAGCATTAGGAGCTGCTTCAGATACAAATGGAATGTTATTAAGAGGTATGGTAACACTTAGTCATGACCCAGGTGCTATTGGGGATGTATTATTTTTATCCGCTGCAACCAATGGACTAACTACTGCAACTGCTCCTACTGGGAGTGCTGATATAGTCCGTGTTATAGGGTATCAAGTTAATCACGCATCTCAAGGAGAAATATGGTTTAATCCAGATAGTACTTACGTAGAACTAGCATAATATAAATATGGCCTACGAGAAAATAAATAGTGTAACAAATGCCAATATGGCTAAAGTATCTAGTGTAGCGAAAGCATCATTAGGTAAATTAGTTAGCGTAGCGGCTCCTATAGGTGACACCGCGCCTGTTACAGATGGACTTATAGGGTATTGGAGAGGAGGCGAAGGCGTGACTACTGATACGAGTGGGGGTACTACCACGGTTAGCCAATGGGATAACATAGCAAGTGCTAAGGGTGGGGTAGCTGATCAAACTTGGCATATGACACAAAGTACAAAAGCAGATCAACCCACATACAATTCTGGTGCTGGATTACTTAATTGGGCTGGGGGCTCAGATATACAAAACTTAGTATTTGATCAAACTAAAGTGAATTATAATGTAAATTACACTGTTATAATTTTAACAGATATATCTGCTATTGGGTTTGGAGTACATTTAGGGGGTAGTAGTGTACAAGGTTACCTGCGTACATCATCTTCTTTAAACGCTCCTTATTATAGACATGGTGGTATTGTTCTTTGGAGACCACCATACTCTACAGCAGATTCAGATTTGGTTAACAACGCTAATTTTGATTTAATAGGTTGGTCCTGGGCAGCCAACCCTTCTAACGCATCAGGATTAGGGTTTATAACAGGTCAACACTTGTTCCGCGAAAACCAAGATGCGGACCCTAGTAATGCTTCTTATTTTTCATCTCCATCAAATAAACCTCTGTACATGTTGGGGGGATATGGAGGGCAAAGTGGAAGCGTTATTGCACAAGATATAAAAGAGGTTATGATTTTTAACAAGCAACTAAACCAAACCGAAACTACGGCTATATATAATTACTGTAATGAACTAGTAACTTTAGACGGGCCTCCTGCTAACTTGAATTACTATGGAACACCATAAAAAAAAATAAACTTATGTGGATATACAATACAGATAGAACAAAATTAGAAGCGGCAAATGCATCTATAGATAGTGGATTAGGATACCCAACTAGTACGACTACAACATGGGCCCAAGTTATAGAAAGTAATAGTGATACTTATATATTAAAAGTATCAGAATTTGTAAAACAATATTTAACATCTGAGCAATTGGGTTTGATAGTAAACGATCTCCCTAGTGAATTTGTAATAGAAGAAGCTGACTTAATATAAACTATGGGATACTCAAAAATAAATAATATAACAACCGCTACTTGGTCTAAGATTAATAATGTGGCTAAAGCGGCATTAGATAAAATAATTGATACAGCTGGCGTATTTGTTAGCTCTTGGGCGGGTAATAGTAAATCATTAGACTTTGATGGTACTAATGATACTGCTATTAGTGCTAGTAATATAGACGTAGATGTTATGAACAGAAGGACTAAAAGTATATCTTTCTGGTTTCAATCATCAAACATTAGCGGTCACCAACATTTATTTTGTTTTGGAGCAAATGTAATGACTGTGTCTGTTATTGGCAATAATCTATACATTTATCACGCACTCACACATGCACTTAGTGATCTGAAACCTCACTGGTCTCATAGAACCAAGTGGTATAACACTGGGGCATGGGTCAACCTCACATTTACGATTAGCACTCCTGGTGGTAACGGAACGGCATCTGTGGGTAAAGTATACATCGATGCGGTTGAAGTTATATCAGCAACACACTCCCAGACTCAATCCGATTATCCTGCGGCTAAAGTAAGCGCTGGGGCACAAAATAACGGATATAATTTCTGGGCTAGTAAAATAGATGAAATTGGATGGTGGGATAATGTAGCGTTGAGTCCAGCTGAAGTGACCGCAATATATAACAGTGGAGCACCTCTGGATTTGTCTGTAGATTCTGGAAATTATAGCAGTAGTAGCTCCTTAGCACATTGGTGGAGAATGGGAGATGGAGACACGTACCCTATTATTCAAGACAAAGTAGGTAGTCTTGATTTAACCATGACGAATATGGTTGCTGGAGATATAGTAACAGACGTACCTTAAATAATAAAAAAATGGCCCACGAAAATAGAAAATACGTAATATTAAATGCAGCAGACGTTATCTTGATTGATTTCTCACAAGTGCATGAAACATCTGAAAATACTCTTAGGTATTCGTTAGACAATTCACAAACTTTTGTAAAGTTCGAAGGTGATACTCCAAGTTTTTTAAATGGTAAGACAGCATATACCCACAGTGAGATACTAGCTATTTTAGCTGGTACCGATTGGACTGAAGAATTTGATTTACCAGACGAGGATTAAATAATAATTTAAACATAAAAAATAATAGAAATGACACAAGAAGAACAAATAGCACAAGACTATTCAGCAATGTTAGATAGTGCTACCTTAATTGATTCAATGGAAGGCGTTACAGATGAAGATGGAGTAGTAGAACGCAACGTAGCACATTTGGAAATAATGTTAGCTAAAGATTTTTGGACTACTGAGGATTTATCAGTATTTGATAAATATGTAGTATAGGGATTAATAGAAATAGATGCACAGTAAAAAGGGGGGACTTAATCCCCCCTAAACTTTACTTTTCTTCAACTATTGCCATCTTCAATAACAGTAAATAACCTATTAAGTCATCTACTGTGTCTTCAGTTTCATCATGAAGTCCTGTATTACTTATTCTAGATAATTTATCATCTATCCTAGCACATATAGCTTCTTTAGCACTTAACTTACTAAATACATTAGTAGGGTTTAAGGCAGTGTTGCCATAAGCTCTATTTTTACGTATTAATAGGTCGGTTATACTTCTAGTAGCATTCAAAACTTTCATTCCAAAATCTGGTTTATCTGATGTTTTAATATCAATATCATAATCTGAACCATTTACGAGCTCAGCTTTAGGGATAAGCATCTTAGGATTTATTGGATTTGTTGCTGTTGGTGTCCATCCATTTCTACCTTCTTCATGATAGAGTGCATTATGCACTTCTTTTTTATTACTGCATCCGCAGCCTTTCTTTTTATCTGTCATATTAATGGGTTTTTATTAAATTCATATACTGATGGGTCAAAGATATCTTTTTCGAAATCTATGGCGGTTAATAATTCTGAGTCTTGTTCTATGTCTGCATTTAAATAGGTTTCTAAAAACTCCCTACGTTTAGAAGACTTGTATAATACCTGTCCTATTGAGCTATTACGGGGCATACCATGAAAACTTAAAATTCTGTCTTTATATTTAATAGAGAGTTCAGAGTATTTACCTTTCTTTAGTTTATTCCAGTTTCTCATATGCTCTTTAGGAACATTAAAGACAAATAATACATGATACGTATCAAAATCTATCATTTCTTTATAATAAGAGAACTGTTTAACAGCTTTCTCAAATTTTAAGAATAATGGATCTCCTGAGAATCTAAACAATAGACAGATTACATTTCTTTCATCTTTATATCCAATAAAAGCATTCATAAATAGTGTATCCCAAAAGAACATAGCTTTCTTTTCTCCAAGCATAGGAAGAATATATGTACTAATCTTATTTCTTTTATCCGTGGATAATACATAAGTAAGTATATTATTATTCTCTCGCGCTTCTATATTATTTACAAGATATTTAGACTTTTTAACCCTAACAGTAAGGCCAGTTTGTAAGTATAACCCTTCATCTCCTTCTAAGGCAGTTATTTTACTATCGGCTTTGTGTTCAATTAACTTTTTAGTCCCTCCTGATATCCTAAAGGATAATGCATCTATAATTGTATATACTAGAGTTTTTATTTCTATGCCCATAAGTCTTCGTCGTTTTTAAGAAGTTCTAGTTCGTTTGTTATTAAATTTGGTAGTGGTAAATTAGTTTCTAAGTATGCTTCTTCTTTAGTCCTTAATATATATACTAACTTAAATGTTTCAGCAAATCTATGAATTCCTTCGTGGTTTCCAAACTTTTCTTGATACTTTTTTAGAACAAAACCTCCCATATCTTCTTTTACCTCTGATAACCATTTATCTGCAGTCTTTTCTCCTACCTTGGGAATTCCTAGTATACCATCTGTAGAATCTCCCATTAACATTTGTTTCCAAAGGAATTTTTCTGCGTCTTCTTCACTAGTAACTATGAATTCACCTGTTCTATAATTAAAATGTCTTCCTGGTATTTGGTACAGCACATCTTTATCAGGTGATGCTATCCCATAATTTACACAGTCTTCTCTATATATAGCTACAAGATCATCAGCTTCTAATTGAGAGAAATAGATACACCCCCAGCGTTGTTTTAAGTATTCTTTAATTGCTGGGAAGATAATAGGCTTATCACCATGTTTTCTATTTCCTTTATACGGCCTTGTTGTAGCGCGGTCATATCTAAAGCATTTACCTTGTGTTAGAAATCCTGCATATTTAGTAGTATTAAATGCATTTAATATAGTATGCATTCTGTTATCTATTCCTAGTAGAGCCTCTTCTAATGTTGGCTTATTCATTTCAAAATAGATTAAACTATCTGCATCTATTAGTACGGTTGTATCTTTCATCTTTTAATTTTTATTAGTAATTAGTAAAAAAGGAAGGGGGAAGCATAACCTCCCCCAACCTATAACAATTAAACAGGGTAACAACACCCTTCACGGTGTATATCCTGAATGTACTCCTGTTTATTGCTCCTCCATGTACTTCCTGTATTCAGGTTTAACCTGAACTTTGAACGTATACAATTCCCGGTTGTGGATTTGTATTTGTTCCCTACATTTGACCTCTAAAGATTTAAAACATCTTGAGTCTAACTGCCCTAACTCTTCAAAATGTCTAATAGCTTCTTCAGCATTAAATCTAGCTAGACGATTAATCTTATGTTTATCTAACCAATATTGAACATCCTTATTTCTATTAAATTTATAACTAGCATTATCTAACATATTAGCATAATCATAAAGTAAGAAAGGTTCTCCTGTAGGATCAATAGTAGGAATTATCTTCCCAGCCATTTCTATATCCTCATCACTCGCATGGTAAACGTCTACCATCTTTTTAATGTCATCCATTAATTGTTCAGTCATAGGAATTCTATTAGCTGATTGATTAAGGATAGTGTCAGTGGCTATCACCTCCATTTCCCCTTTCTCAATTAGATCTGCTAACACTAGTGACATGTTACTAAAGATAAAAGAATCAAAAGGAGCACTTTCATAGTTCATATTATGCTGGTAGTGATTCTCTTGACTTCTACTTTCTAATATAACATCATTACCAGTTTTAGTGTGATAGTCACTAGTTAAAGGCCTATGATCATGACAAAAGTATCCATTAGATAACTTAAACATCATCTTAGTCTGAGGGATATTAGCTACATTATGATACTCTTCATAAAAATTAGTATGAGGAACAATAAAATCAGCTTTCTCATAATCGTTAGTAACAGAAATCTTATGCTCTTTAAGAGAAGCTTTTAATCTATCTGTTGACACATTATGCATAGGTAAAATAAATGCTCTTTTAACTACCGATAAATCCGCGGTAGTTTCGGTCGATAAAAGGTCTTTTACTTTATCATACTGTGCTACAGATTCAGATAGAAACATATTTTCTACATTACCTGCTACAAATCCCACAGTAATCATTTCTGTAAAGCCTAAATCAGTGATTGCTAATTCATGATCTTCTCCACAGTGTACATTCTTGCTGGCCATTACTTCACAGTCATTTTAATGATAGCTGGATTCATCATCATCTTGTTAAACTTAGCCTTATTACCGTTGAATATAGTCCTAACTACTAAGTATTTTAAGTCATCAGTTAAATAGTCTAAAGTACAGAGCTTAATAAGACGTTCTTGCACTTTTTGAGTTACGCTGTCCGTTTTAGAGAAAGCGACTGCAAAATTGGCTATACGAACGGCTAAAAGAGATGCTATGTCCGCTCTATAGGAATCATCCTTACCAATACATTCTCTTAATTCAGATAATACTTCGACTGGTCCCGTTACTATTTCCCGTGGTGTCACTAACTTATCAAGCTTGTTATTAATGAATGTAGTGAACATAGAAGCGAATTCATTACCTACTGACCCTTCTCCAATCATTTGAACTAATGGTAACTGGTCTTCAAACTTAGGTATACTCGAGATACTATTAAAGAACGTAGATATAGATCTTGCATTAGTCTCTTGCGTCACTAACTCAGGGTGCATCAATAAGAAATTAATACATCTAGTATCCATTCCATTCTCTTCAGCCCAACGTGCCCATACATTTATATCGAACTTTAAGTTAGCTGATATATATCTAGTCTTCTGCGCAGAATCCACACTATTAACCATGTAATCTCCATTATCAGGATTAGCGGTTAATATAATATGCCAGTCTTTAGGAAGAGTCCATGAGATATAAGTCTGTCTATCAACCAATTCCATACATGCTTGGATAAATCTTGTATCAGCTCTATTCCAGTCATCAAGTAATAATACACCACCGGCTTTCTTGTCCGCTATCCATTCAGGAGCTGAATAACTCATTCTACTCTTCCCTGTTGTTTGGAAACCAAGCTTATGCTGTGCATCTACTGCAACCTCATCTATCCATTTACCTATTTTCTTTCCATCTTGTTCTTTCCACATTTGGAATTGTTTAATAGGAAATCCGACTAAGTCACCTAATTCTTCTATCTGTGCTAAGTTTAACTTAACAAAGTCTAGACCGTGTTTAGCAGTCATGTCCATTATACTAGTTGTTTTACCAATACCTGACTCACCTACTACCTCAATTGCTACAGGCTTCTTGCCTTGTGATTGTAAGTGACGATTGTTTGATATAATATGATCTACGAAATCGTGTAGTTCATCGATGTTTAAATTTACTTCATTCATTTTGTTTAATTGTTTTAGTTTGTTTAATTTAATTGAATTTTTACGCCAGGCAAGTCTTCATTAATACTGCATTGAGTACTATGTACCCATAAAGCATTCTTTGGACAGTTGTTTGGGCTTGGAGCTTCGCCATCTGTTAGACATATAAATCCTGAATATTTATTCTTAGGATCGTTATAATGATCTACCACAGGTTGAAAACATGTTCCACCCCTACCTTTAATTTCCCAATTCTTCTTAGGGTCAAAGACTGATACATCAGTTATATTCATGTCAAATTGTGCTACAGTGATTTGGTTACCTGTTCTATGCATATGACATATCTCATGCATGAATTCTACTAACTCCTCACTACTAACAGATCCTGAAGTATCGACACCTACTAGCATATGATTCTTATGCTTAATCTTCAATCCAGGATTACCAGAGTATCGCTTATTGTTCTTTCTTCTAAGCTTTTTAGTATAGATTGTAGTAGAGTTATTAATAAACCTTCTAAGATAGGCCTTCCAATTAAATTTAGGAGGCTCTATAGTAAAGAGTCTTTCAATAAGTTCAGCTAGTTCACCAGGGATTGTACCACATTGTTTCTGTATTGTCTCTGCGGTTTGCTTCATCTGATGTTCATACTGTTTCTGTACTAACTTCTTTTCTGCTTCGGGTAAGTCACCAATTTCAGCCCATTCTTTATGGTCATATTGACTATTACCGTCCATATCTCCAAGCATTTTTTGTAGTGCTTCGTTATCTGAGTCCCCATTTTGATCACAAGTATCATTAAGTAAATCATAATACACTTTAGTACCAGCTTTCTCTGGTAAATATATACCAGGGAATGAATCTAACTGTAATCCGCCATCTGGCAACATTCTAGCATCAATATATTGGTTGATTTCTATATCCGCCGCAATATTAAATAGCTTTTTGTTAGGGTACCTGTCTGATAATATAATATGTCCAAAAGCTATATGTAATAACTCATGTTTTAAAAGACCTTGTTGATGTTCTTCACTAAGATCCATAAAGAAGTCTGGGTTAATTACTAACCTCATACCTATACCGTGTTTTCCTACACCTGCGGTCGCACAACTCATAGTAAATTGCTTTTGCAATCCTATAAGAAATATACCGTAGAAAGGCTCTGAAAATATCAACGTTTTTGATATTCTAGAAAGTTGTTCCTGATTTGTTCTCATTTATCGTCTTTTTTAAATTTAGTGAAGAATATAGCTTCTAGTATACAAATTATACATATTACTCCCCAAACTATTAATAATGTTTTCATTTTTCTAATCTTTTTTCGTCCATGCGATCCTCCAAGTGAGAATCGTGCATTTTTTCTGCGTATTCATAATCCTTTTCAGGTTCTTCAAAGAAATCTTCACATGAATCACATATAAAACCTTCTTCAGGTTCTGCATGCTCTTTACATTCAGTGCAAAGTCCTTGAGAGATGTCGGACCCACAGCAATAGCTGTCCCCGTCATCATTGTCTGTGTATTCTGCCCCACAGCATGGGCTTACTAAATCTGTCATAATATAATTTTAATTGGTTAACAAAAAAGAGCCCTGTTAAGGGCCCTTTGTTATAATTGTTTGATAAGTTCTACTACTTCATCTACTTGCTTCTTATTACGAGGCATAAATAGTACATAGTTTAGATTATTATCTTTAAGGTGCTTCTTGAATAGTTTCCATCTTAATGGGAATGATTCATTTGCATAGCCTTTAGTTTCAATAACCCATTTACCTCTAGGGTCTACAAAATCAGGAGTATATGTAATAGGTCTAATTTTACTACCTTTGTTATATAGTTTCTTTGGTGTCCCCTCATAACATGCTTGAGGATATAACAATGCATCAAATATAGTAAAGGTATATGCTTCATACTCCACTGGTATACTGGCCTTTTCAAGTTCTTTATAACAATAGAGTTCTAAATTAGATTGGAAATTATGCCCGTCATATGTTGACTTCTTGGCATTCTTAACTTTCGAGTACTTTTGTTTATATCCCATTATTCTACAGTATTTACTTGGAACATTCCTTCATACCCTCTAGTACTATGATAAATATGCATTTGCCCAACACGTCTCGTGCCTACATAGGCTCTACCTTTATGCCACTCATCATTACCACATATACTTGGGATATGTCTTACTTTAGTCCCCATGATTTCGTCTACTAACTCTTTATGTATATGTCCTACTAATGCCTCTCTATAAAGACACTCACTCCACATAATAGGTTGTTCAGTAGCCATAAGTAAAGGTATATTCTGTCTTTTTACTTTATCTCCATGAAAATTCAAGAACATGTTCTTCCCATACTGATAGTACTTTCTTTCATTCAGTGAATTATCAACGTTAATATTAGGGTTGTTAGCATATCTAGACTCTAACAATTCTCCAATATAAAACATTCTTTCAAAGTCATGATTTCCTTGTACAATAACAACATCTACTGGAATCCTCTTTGATAACCATGTAATAGCTACGTCCATTAGTTGCCAATAGCCTCTAAAAGATTGTCTCCATCCCATATAATCATCTTGTGGTGTTCCCGCAGTAGTTGCTTTACTCAAACCTTCAGAATTCATACCGTCATTACCTATAGGCATTAATAACCTCTCTATGTTAGATCCTTTTGCTTTCTCCCATAGTTCCATTACTACTTGCATATAGTGCTCTTCAATTGCTTCCGGACCTTCGCCCGTAATCTTTCCATAATGTATATCCGGTAAGGATAATACACCCAATGAAGGACTTGTTTTAGGTTTGTAAGAATATTTACTAACTTGTGGTGATTTCTTTCTTACCTGCGCTAGAAAATCTTCTTTAGCAGACTCTAATTCATGCCATCCGTTTAACGGGACAACAGAGTATCGATGATCACCTGTGCTAGTTTGCCAGAACTTAACAGACTTAACGTCCTCTAAGCTTAGACCAATATTTGATAAATGATTTTTAAAACCTTTATCATCTATCTCATTTACATTCTCATTTGAAAATTCTTGTACAGTACCTTTGTACTCTTTGTAAACATCTGCCGCTACTTCCTTTTTACATTCAGTAGCTAAGTGTAAACCAATGCCTAGCTTTTTAGCTACCCATTCATTCCCTTTCTTTAGATATCCGCGTTTCTGTTGTAGAAACTTTATCACTTCTTGTTTGTCCATTTATTATGTATTTAAGTATATTAAGTGAACCTCCTATACTAGAGACCAAATCAGATGGATCTTTCGATTCATACTCATCAGGGATATATACATTTACAAGATTAAACTCTTCACAGATTTTACGTGCCATTGTTTGACCAGGATTATTAGGTTTATCATAATCATTGTCGTATAACACATATACTTCCTTAAATCTAGTTTGTAAGTCTTTTATTAATTTTTTATCAGGATTCTGCATTTCGCTTTGAAGGGCGATTGCGTTATATCCTGCAGTATAAAGACACATAACATCTTTTAAAGAAGAGGTAAGGAATACCATGTTCCCGGTATCAGGAAGTTGGTTTAGTCCTTGAATATCAGTAGATTTTACATTACTACTCCATTTAAACTTATCTCCAAAGGGAGAATAAATTTTGAAGCGATTGCCAAATTTATAGGCATAAGTAATTGATTTACAACTGAATCTGTTTCCGTTCACCCAGTAATGAGATATTGGTTCGACGTCAAAGATAACTAAAGTCTTCTTACTTATGAAGTATTTAGTCCAAAACTTTTCATCCTCTTGCGAAAACTGCCTACGTTTCTTTAGTATAAGAGTATGAGATTCTGTTATCTTAGGTTGTCGTTGCTTATATCCCATAGCACCCATTGTAAATGCTACTTCGGATGTTTGAGCATTGAGTTTTAAATTAAAGTCGCAATCTATAATGCGTAAAGCGGATGTAAAGTTACAAGAGAATTTATGTTGCACGTATCTGAAGCAGTTGAATGAATGATCTGAATGTCCAAAGTCTTTATATAACAACTTACCATTCCAGGCCACAATAGATGCAGTTGGTTTTCTATCAGGTCTTAACTCACTGCAGAAAGGTTTGTTTAGTTGTTTAAAGCTAGGGCAATAATACACAAAAATGTCATACTCAGTAATTTTACTAAGTATGACATCTGTGTGTAAATAATCTTCACTGCCTCGAGCTTCTATCATGCAAATGGATCAGCTTCTTCTACAGTTTGTCTTTCATTTTGAGGTTTCTCTGGCATAGTCCAGTCATCATCCTCATTTAAAGCATCTGGAGATACTAGATCTGCAGTTGGTGAATGTTCTCCCCATTTAAGATCTGCATTAAAGTCTGCATTGAATGTACCATAGTCATCCTTTAACATTTTAATAAACATATCATCTCTTTGTGGTTTGATTCTACCAAAGTACTTAGTATAAATAGTTTGATATTTATCATCTTTAACACCTACTAAGACTCTTACCATGTTCTCTTTTAACGCTCCTACTAAACTCTTAACTTCTTTAACGTTTCCATTAACGATGTCTTTGATAGTCTCATAAGATACTTTACCACCTGTAGCAACATTCGCCCAAGATTTAGTAAAATGAATTAAAGTTTCTTCTCCGATGTAAGCTTTTCTTTGTCCTTCAGCACTCCACCAGTCATAGTCAGGCCCATTATCATCTGCCCATGTAGATTGACCTGTTGAGTTAATCCATTGAAATTTACCACCTGCTTTAGTCTCTCTTACTTCATTAGAAACTAAAATATCTAACTTAGTAGTTAATTCTTCATTCTTTAACCAGAATGTAATTTTAGTACGATCACCAAAACTAGTTGATAGAGCATAACTTGGCTCTGTCTTAACATTGATACCTAATGCATGTAACTCATCCATTGTAGGGTTTACTGCAATTACTGTGAAGTTTGATATACCTGAGTATAACTGGATTCCTCCGCCTTGTACTACCTCCGTACTTTTGTTGCTTTCTATAGCCATTTTATTTAATTTTTATTGGTTTATAATTCAAAGGTGTCGAAGTCATCTTCAACAGTTTCTTCTACTTCCATCTCTTGTTCTTTAACTACTTCTAAAGTTTCTTCTATAGTAGGGGGAGTACCTAAATCATCCTCATACTCTGTCGGACTTAACATATCAATGATAGCTTCTTGTGTTTTCTGCATACTTTCATTAGCAAATGATACCTCTTCTATAGCGTCTGCTATACCCTCTTCTAAAGTTACTTGATTAGGATCTACCTCTTCTAATACCTCATCGATATTATCTACTTGGTGTCCTGAATCATCCATATCATCTATAAATGTAAATGATAACTTAGGAGAAGGTCTTCTACCCGCTAATTTAGGATTCTTAAAGATTCTATCTATTTCCCATTTTCTGATGTTATACTTCTCCATCATATCGCTTTTATTAAGCCCACCCTTAAGATCTGCGTCGATCATAGATGTGGTAATCTGTTTTGGCGTGTCGTTTGTGTTCACGCTCTGTCTGTTTTCAATCATGTTTGTTTAATGTTTTAATCTATAAATATTTCTGACCATTCTAAAGGCATGGTCTTACCCTTTAAGTGTTCACATCTACTACCAGCAACAATATCATCTAAAGAATCAAAACTAACCATAGTTATATCATCTTCTCTGTATATGTAACCAACTGCATCTGCATTTGCACAAGTTATTTGTTTGATCTTTCCGGTAAGGTCAATATCTTTGACTGCAACCTCTTTACCTTTCTTTTCAAGCATCTTGTCTTTTAAGTGTCCAACTAAGATTATATGATCCGCTAGTATACTCAACTTGTCTATCCATTTCTTATAGGCCATTCTTAAATATAAGTAGCCAGCGCCATTAGGCAATGCTAGAATTGACATACCAGGGTTCTTTGTCTCAAAAGTACTACCCATAGGAGTTTTCATATAAATTTGTTTACCTTCTTCTTCACACCATTCCTCTAACTTAGAGATAGTGTCGATAGCAATATATTTATATGGTCTTCCTTCCTTCATAATAGCTTGACCCAATTGGTTAAGCTCAGCTAAACTATTTACTTTTACTTTCAAAGCATCTACCATATCAGACCCATTTTCTAGGTCTATAATTAGACAGTTATCAAGTTTGGTTAATACAGAGGTCTTCCCTATTTTAGGGGCTCCATATATTATCATGTTCTTTGGCGATTTACGGCTAGCCTTTACCTTCTTCGTTGGTAATTTCATCATCGAATTTTTTCATATTGGTTAATAATTTGTCATTTTGTCCTTCTCTCTTTAAGTAATCATTTAACTGTGAAGCTAAAAACATACCAAATAATATACCTATCCCTAATACTACTATAAAAATTACTGTAGTGGTCATATTAAATCTTTCTTACTTAAGTTATTTTCTGTCATTATCTGATCTAACTTATTTTGTAGACCTGATGCAGTAGCAGAGGGATTTGTGCTTAGGCCGCTTAAACCTTTTAAAGTATGTCGTTTCTTTGCACTCTTTATAGACCGTGTAAGATTTTTACATATCTCAAGCACTTTAGTCTTTAATTTATCTGTCATTTTAATTATTTTTTTCTTTCATTAATTGTAAACGTACTCATGTCAGCTTCAAACGGTATCATACCTAGTAAACCATCTCGGTTCTTTTCAATATGCACTGCTAATAAACCAACAGGATCTTGTTGACAATATAAATCTGTTATACCATACAAATCATATGGTCTTTGTAACATCATAACAACGTGGGCATCTTGACCTATACTATCACCTCCGAATAAATCCGTTAGTAATGGTTGGTACTGTGCTTTAGCTCTATGTTCTTGTTCTATGTTTCTGTTAAGCTGTGATAAGAGTATGTTTATAACACCCATCTTAGCTTGCATCCACATACAACCTTTAGATAATCTATCTAACTTTTGTAGTTCATTATCCGCTTTACCGGCTACTAATCTACTGTGATCAAATACATTGATTATCATTCTATCAGGTAGTGCTGCTGTCATCTCTACACATGTCTCTTTAATATAGTCTATCGTTCGAGGTATGTTATTAAATAAGATAGGGTATTTCTTGTATACACTTACCTTTTCTTTATATAATTCAAACTCATCTTGAGACAATTTAGTTTCTACAGATAGTAGGTCTAACACTTGCTTCTTAACATCTTTAGATCCAGCCCTAAGTATTTGTTGATGCCCAGGCATTTCAAAACTCCAATATAATACTACTACCTTCTTAGTTACGTTAGTATCTAATAAGTCAAATATAAGTTGATTTGAAAATGCTGATTTACCTACTCCAGGTCTACCGGCTATGACATACATCTTACCAGGTTGTAATCCACCTAATAAGTTAGTGTTAAGGCGCTTCCATTTAGTAGGTAGTACCTTTCTTTGTCCTAACATTCCGGTTCTTACTTCGTTGACTGATGTTTCTACTGATTTCTTTATGCTGGAAAAACCCCTTGTTTTAAAGAGTTCTCGTAATGCGTGGTCTTTGTCCTGATTCTCCATTTTCTGTTTGATTTTGTTCGTTTAAGTCTTCGTATTTTTCCCATGTATGATTGTTAATCCACACCTCTAGGTTCTGTAAATACCCTAAATTGTGCTTATCTACTAACAATTGTTTATCTAAGCACTTCATAATATACCTGTGCTTTTGGGCGTTGTCGTTAATTACCCTCTTATATTTATCCTTAGCTTTTTGATTAGACTTAGCATCAGGATCTAGTGAGTGTAATACACGAACTCCCCGGTTAGGGGCATTGACTTTAAATGGATATGTTCCAACCAACTCTGCAAACATTGCTCCAAAATTGGATATGAAAAGATCGATGAACTCCTGCCTAACTACATGAGTTTGAGGGGATTCACCGAGCTTTACATAACCATTCTTCTGCAACTCTACTAAACTTGGTTTTAAATTAAGGTTGTTCAAATATGTAAAACCTTTCTTATACACAATATATAGATAAGTGTAATCATCAGCAGACATTTGAGTCTCTTGAAGTGTACTAAAATCTATTTTTATTTCCATGGTATAAAGGTTTCTTTTACAGCTGAACAGAACATTACCGCAAATATACTAAAATTTTTCATATAACGTATCTTTATTTAATTTTTATTTATAACCATGTAACACCATTGAGTTCCCATACTGCATTCTTTAGCCATTTTTCTTCTTGACTGTCTTTAATATACAATACATAAACCTTTCCTGTCTTACCTTCTTCCCACCTTATAAGCCTACCAACTCGCTGTATCATAGATAGTGCCTTAGACGTTAGCCCACACACTATACCAAGGTTTGCATTAGGTATATCTAAGCCTTGATTAAGAGCTTTGGTAGAACATAGTACGTTCACCTCTCCCTCTTTAAATCTCCTTAAAGCTTCTACCCTTTTTTTCTTAGTAATCTTACTGTGATATACCTCTGCTAGCGGCGCAACGCTTTTAGCTAGAGTGTCTGTGAATTCATTTAATCCCCCAAATGTAATGATTCTCTTATCTAGATTATCATATACAAGTTGTTTAAACACTTCTATCTTATTATGTGCTTTATCCACAATACTCTTGCGTTCTCTAATAGTCTTATAGAACCCTGCTGCATGAGCTTTAAGCTCATAACTAACATTAGGGCTCCTAAGAGCTGTCTTAGCAAACTCAAAGGCATTAGGATCTAAAGCCATCTTATGAGATACAAAGAGATTGTTCACTCTTTTGTACTCTCTTCGCTCTTCAGAGGTTAACTCCAAAGGCATGCAATAGATTTCATACGGCGCAACCAACTCTTTTTCTACGCACTCATCTAAACTAATTTCATATATAGTTGGAGCAAGCTTATGAAGTTCCACCTTATACCTTGGTTCTTCTGGTAAAGTGGCTGTCATACATAATAGCTTGTCGTATGTATTATATTTAAAGAATTTTCTATACTTCTCAGATAACCCAAGATGTATTTCATCACATATAACTATGTCATAATGTTTACTTCTAAGTTTATATGCTGACTGATAGCAGATGATTTCTACTCTATCTAAACAGTCTTTACATTCCCATTTATCAAACTCTTCTTTAAATTGATCTTGCAGCTGTATCGTAGGTACTAATACCAGAGCGCTAGTACCACCAAGAGTGTTAAGCACATGATTAACAGCCATGACGCCACACCTTGACTTACCAAACCCTGTTCCAGCGATAATGCTGCCACAATAATGATTAGCTGCCCAATTATTAAGAGCCAACCTCTGTTCTTTATCTTTTGTTTCATGTAATTTCATTTATTCTCGTTTCATTTTTAAATATTTCTCTATAGTCTTACGTATAGTAACTACACCTATACCAAGATCTTCTGACATACGCTCCATTGTATGATTGTGATTCCTATAAAAGTAATCAATTATAACACTATCTCGTTTGCTTAGGAAGACCGTTAGATCCTTCCCATTAACAGACTTCTTGAAATAGTTATATTGTGCATCAAATTCTTTCTCTTTAAATAGATCGTAATCTGATGTTTCAGTTTCTCCACTGTATTTCCACAATTGATCTGCAGTCTTTACAATAGGTCCATTATCTTTTTGCCATTGCTGTTCTTCTTCCATTTGCACAGCTACATGATGTCTTTCTTTCATAACATCTAGACTCGTGGTCCTGTATCTGGTGATAGGCCTCCTGAACGTGTTTTACCTCCATACTGGTCTGTAGTTGTTACAAGTTCTTTAAGCTTTTTATCTGCAACTTCTATTAAAACTTCTACTGCCCATATCTCTGCAAATCGTACTAACTGCTCTTCAGTGTACTCTTGCTTTCCTCCCGGATCAAATATTGGGTCCAACTCACTGATAATATCAGAGTGTAAGTATTCTTTTGCATCCATAATTTATTACGCCTTTGTTAGTGACAAGGTCTTTAGTCTTAATTTATTTATATGTTTTAGTACCATCCTCATCAAGGAAAAATGTACCGTTATTATCTGTTGCAGTATATCCACCTTTGCTAGTTACTGTACCATTTGAAATGTCTCCACCTGTAAGAGTATCTACGTTAGTCGTAGTTCCAGTCCCACTTAGTTTATCACCTGTTAATTCTTCAACAGTTTTAGCTGGCTCATCTGAATTCAACACCTTAAATACTTCTTCTGTCATATATTCTTGGTATTTATCCCAAAGTTCTTCCACCACATCCATCGGTGCTTCAGGAAATCTTTTTATTATAAACCTGCCAAAGTCTATACAAGTATCTTTAAAGTCTACATCTATTTTTAAGTCTTTGTAGCTATCTTCTGCCATAGCCTTAGCATCTCTTTTGTCCATATCTTTTATTTTAATTCTTGATTCGCGAATTGCACATTAATTGCACTATTTGCACATCTTGGTATCACAATTTGTGATTTCAAGTTTTATCTCCAATAAAGTGTTCATTACACTCAACAATATCTCCATATTTTTGTTGTTTCCATTTAACATTATAATGTGATTGTCTTGTAAATTAATGAATAAACAAGACAAATTATATGCATTTACATTCTTTAATGTGATTTTCACCTCCATTATATTTACTTGCATATAGTTTAAGTTTACTCCAGGGTGAGCAAGAGTATTAACCTTATGGCAAAAACGCCTTTATGCTCACCCCTTCGTAATGTTTATTTCTCCCAACATTTACTTACTGTTACTTCAGCCTTTAATAGGCCATTTGTTACTATCTCTTCAGCTGCTGTCTCCATTATTATCTTCATAAGTATAGTCCATTCATCTAAATACTCATTACTACATATAGTATCTATTTGATCATGCACAGTCATTACTAATTTAACAGGAGCATTACTAATAGCTATATGAGTACGCATTAATACTAAAGCACGCTTAGTCATATCTGCACTAGCTCCTTGAATAGGTGTATTCTTACTAGCTCTTTCAATTGATGAGAACTCTTGAGAGTTTTCTCTTGAGTTATACATCTTAGGGAACCAATTAGTAAACCATCTTCTTCTATTATAAGGAGGGAAGGTTTTAATATAACCAAACTTTGTACCAAAACTGCCAAGCTTATCCAAGAATCCTTTGATTGATGGGAACGCATTGAAATAGTCTTCAATTAATTGTTCAGCATCTTTCTTATCTATTTGTAGAGTATCAGCTAATTTGCTTGCACCCATACCATAAGCAAGACCAAAGTTAATAGTCTTAACGTTAGTTCTAAGCCTCTTATGTTCTTTACACTTACATTTAGACTTGTTCTTCATATACTCACAATCAGGTTCAGCCTGATCAGTCCACTTTGAACCATAAACCAACTCAGCACATACACTATGTAAATCTTTACCTTCTTCTAATGCTTGTAACCATACAGGATCTTTTGATCCAAATGCTATAACGTTTAACTCTTGTGAGCTATAATCAGCTGAGACATACTTCCAACCTTCTGGTGCTATAAAGCAATTACGAAAGGCATTATCTGCTGGTATCTGTTGCATATTAGGACGAGCACTACTTACTCTACCTGTGTCTAGTATTTGATTGAAGCTTGTGTGTACTCTACCATCAGACTTTAAACTTGATATAAACTTTGCCCCATAAGAAGAATAGATTTTCATCTGCTCTTTATATGTTATGTAAGTCTTAATCATCTTAAACTTGTTTACATACTTAGATATATCTTTACCATTTACATTAGTAAGCTTAGGTATAAACTGTTGAAATACATCTAGTACTTGTTTAGGACTTGTCCACTTAACATTCACTTGTCTTAATTCACTAACATCAGAGAATAAATCTCCTTGTATATGTGTAGGAATAAATTTAGTTAGTTGGTTGTCAGTTAATATATATTCATCTAACTCTGCTTCGCAGTCTTCAGCTTTGATAAGAGCATTTTCAGCTAATCCAAGCCATTTTTCTGTATCTAAATCTAAACCATTATATTCAATATCAGCAAATGCTAACACTGCTTCATTCTCTAAGTTTATTGTATTTTCTAATTTATGTAGTGCTGTGTATCCATCTTGCTTATTCTTTAAAGCAATTAAGAATTCAACATCTTTAGCTGCGTATACTAATTGAGGTACTGTGAAATCTCCTGTGTGTCCAATAAAACTAGACTGTTGAGTCTTATCCATTTGAATACCAAGGTTTCTTTCTAATGTATTTAATAGTGATACTGATAATCCTTTACCACAAGTTAATACTTTTTCTCCTAACATAGTATCATATACATTTTCACATTGTATATCAAAGCTAGACCTAATGAAGTTTACATCAAACTTAGCATTATGAAATATCTTTGTTATAGTTGTGCTTTCAAGTACTTCCTTTAGCTCTTGTATATCGTGTCCTCGAGTCTCTATTAAGAACTGTTTATCTTCATCTCCTATCTGAAATAGTATTACTCTGTCATCAGTGTAATCTAATCCAGTTGTTTCAGTATCAATTGCTAAGATACTCTTATCTTTACAATAAGATACAACCTCTTCCATGGTTACATGGTCGAAGTTGTCTCTTTGTAATCTATCATTAACTAGTTGTATAGTTTTATTTATTTCCATAATTTAATGTTTGAGGTTGTAGACCTTCCGAGTTACTGTTATTTAAGGTAGGTTGTTTAACACCAAACTGCATCTCAAATGTAGATACATTAGTAATTATCTTAGGTAATTTAATGTAGTGGGATATAACTCCTTGTGTACATTCTGACTTCCCATAGATAGGGAATAATATAGTTTGTTTAGACATGTTAGTTTTTAAATATAAACAAGAGTGAATGAATTAGAGGAAACATCCACCCTTGTTTAATTAAATGCTATGTTATAGCATCATACTTGTATCGAAATCTTCTACAGCTTCCATAGTCTCTGATGCAGCAAGAGTCTTAGAGTCTGGTTGTAAGAATGTATGAAGGTTATCTGTATCTTCATTAGTTTGAATAACATCAGTATTACTAAAGATGTAATCTCCTTCACTTGTAATGAAATCTCCGTCTTTTCCTTTTCTCTTTGCAGATTGCTCAAGATTATCAGCTTGCCATTCAGATGGCTCTGTAGTTTCTTCGATGATTACTCTGAATCTAGTTCCTTGATACTCTGGATTTAAGATATCTAACTCTAAAATTTCTCCTTTAGGAGTCATTTCCCAGTCAGCATCATTACCAAAGTTTACTCCAAATACATCAGATGCATCAGCAGGCTCAGCAGTTAACCAACATCTTCTAGCACTTGAACTAAATCTTTCGTCTGATTTGTTAAGTAAGCCTAAAGCACTCATTGGTTTAGTTGTAGCACTAATGATTTCTGCAAATTCTAAATGTATCTTGTTGTTTTTCACTTTTCTAGCATTTACTAATAAAGTGTCTCCTTTTTTAAGTGCATCTATTGCACTCTTGTTGTTTTGTCCCATGTTGTTTAATTGTTTTTATGGATTATTTTTGATGATTTAATAAAGGTATATCATCAACCTTTTATATTGTATCTTTGTGTAATACTATACTTATCTTATTATTTAGTATAAGTTTAATAAAGTCTAACATATTCTTTCGAGAGCCTTTTGCTTTGCTTATCTCCCAGTCTATTAGGTTTGTTAATCTAAATAAGTTCTTTACACTCATATTTGTAGTACATATCTTTTTGTTACGGATTTTAATGGTCATTTATTATGTAAGGTATTAGATAATCCTCCTGAATGCGTCGAGTATTAGTCATCAGGCGCATGCCTTTCCGTCTTATATCGTGGGATTATTGTGTTATTAATCGTGAGAGATACTGCTATTTGGGGATAAGTATAATGCTGCCTTACTTAAACCTGATAATAATGTAAGTTTAGTGTCATCATTATCATCTAATGTACCATCAATGTATGTTATAGCAGTTTTAAGTGCTTTTATCATATTTTGAGTAGGTCGTTCGTTTAACTTCTCGGTGGCATCTATTAAGTCTGCTCCTATACTATCTAATTGTGCAGTTAACTTAGTTATTTCCAAGTTCTTTGCTAATATCTTACTGTTTAGTTCCGTAAATTCTGACATTTGTCTAATTTTTAATTAATAAATTGTGTGCTCACTCTGCATTTCTCAACTAGGCTTGTGACCAGTATTGCTGCATTAAGCACGAGCTAGGGAGTTATCAACTCCAGAATTCAATCAATGGCCTTACGACCTTTACTCTCGACACATATTATAGAGTTCAACCTCTATTATCACATATTTCTATGCATTTAACACCCCACTACAGGATATAATATATTACCTAAGCTCAATGACGTGAACTATTATGGCAATCTTGTGTCATAAAACAATAGATTTATTCTATTATTGTTTATGAATTCTTATCAGTTTCTATTGTTAAATAGATGAAACTACTCACATTTGTAAGTAATCCTACGACTAGATGTCTAACTAATACCGAGATACCATTGTTTCCACTGGTACTATACTCGATTCTATCTCTAAGAGAGGCTTGCAAACCTCCCCTTGCTATCTTATTTGTAATATCTATCTGCAATATCTTTAGACTCTCCTATCTTTAAGTCTGTTATACATTCAATTATCCTAACTGTGCTTGACTTGCTAAATCTTCTACTAAGTTTTTTAGCAATATCATCTAATTGAGTACCACTAGTTTGATTTGCTAATATTTCTAAGGACTTAGCTATCCTTTTTGCTGTTGGTTCAGTCATCTCAATTATTTATTAATTACCACCTATGCTGTATTTTAGGCACATCAAATACTAAATGAGCATTATCATCCCAAGGTCTATTTGGGCATGATGTACTATCTTGTATTTGTGGTGTATCATATCTAGTTATATGTACATCTAACTCCTCTGATTCTATAACATCAGAGAAGTTATCTTGTTTAAGATACATATCTGTCGATACTATCTTATCTTCATAATTATATCTCATGACTTAATTATATCTTTTAATACATCTACTTGTGCTTGTAGTTTAGTGTTATTTGTTTCAAGATAGTGAACTAAGGCTTCTATTTTATATAGTAAGTCTTGAGGTACAACATAAAGATGCTCTCTATGTCTTATTATTTCTCGTTTTAATTGATTTCTTTCTAGTATATTCATCTCTTTATTTATGTTTAGGTAATGATTAGTTCTTTGTATAGTTTATTTATTCTTGTTTCTTCATCATCATTTAAACCCGCTGAATTCTCTTTAGTATGACTATCTTGAAATATACCTAATTGATTCGCATCATGTAAATGTTTGAGTAAACAGATTATTGTTGTGTAATGATGATGACATATTTCAATTGATTTTGAATCACATCCATCAGCATTAGGAACATCACAACAAATAGCTTTAGCTAGTTTTGTTAATGTTACTCTAGGGTCATCCCATTTTGCATCAAATCTTGTATTACGGTCTATGCTTTTTTTACTCATGTCTTTATCTAGTTTAATTAATGTTTATGCACTGTACCAATGAGAGCGCATTTCATACTCCAACTCAAGTGTTTCTTGTTTATGTTTGCTAATTCTATTATATTCTTTATCTGTTAAAGTTATTTCTTTATAGTCATCTGGATAATCTGTGCAAAGTTTCTTATACTCAGCAATGCATGAAATACCTCTATTTTCTAAAAGAACTATATTATCTAAGAAACTTGTTTCTATATCCTCTATTAATATTGCTTTTTTTGCCATATCTTTATTTAGTTTAATTAGGTTGTGTTGTTAATGGTGCTTTCAGATTACTCTTAATCACACCATCATCAACTATTTGTTTAAAAATAACAGGTCAGCAGCTGTTTTATTGGTGTCACATTCCCATTATTGGGCACCACTACTGTTCGACACCAACTCTAGATGGTTATCACTAACCGTTGGGCTTATTGTTACACCTGTTATTATGTTATGTGGTTATATAACAACTCTACCGTTACCTTTAGCATAAAGCATAATCAGTAATCATTTATCAATAGATGTTGTTATATAAGTGTTATTAGTATTGAGAGTCCATCTCTTCAATTTGAGCATCACGAAATCTCCCCATAATACCAGTTAATGGTTTCTTAAGAGGTTTGTTTGGAACTAAAGCTTGTAAGATTGTATTAATAGCTGTTAATTCTTTTATCTTTAGTTCAAGTAAAGCTATCTCATGATCTTTGTTAGCTCTCATTTTACCAGTAAACTTAACTTGATCTTTACAAGCTTGTCTAAAGTAGTCTGTTTCAGTCATAGTTTTATATTAAAGGGGTTAAAAAGACTACCCATATATACTATGGATAGTCTTAAAGTTATTGTTATTATCATCTTGCCAATACATAGTATAGATACCATCAGCATCTGTTGATGATTGGGATATGAAGGTTAGTTCTTGATTGTTAAATCGTGTATCCGAAAGGAGTAATCTTTCCATAGTGCTATAGTATTATAATGAGATTAAATTGATGAAGAGTTAAATGGTGTGTTAAACGACCGTATAACCTCTCGCTTATGCATTCGAACACAAGCAAGAGGAAAACAAAAAGGGGTTATTTATCCCCTTTTCTTAAAAGGACTAGTCCTTTACTGTCGTTCTTATACCAATACTCTTCGATAGTTGGTATACCATCTTTACTCTTCATAGTGATGATAACTTTAGTGTTGTTATCATACTCTATAATGTCCATTGCTGTTTCCATAATTCTCTAATTTTTATAATTAAAACTGGTTGGGGACATCCCAACTCTAAAGAACAATGGGGGTTTAGTTTTGAGGAGGTTCACACGTTCAGAAACAAATCTTAAAATTTTTCCCCCTTTTATTTTTTTATTGGTTATTTTTTATATCTTTGCAGTCCAATATTATCGTCCCTTGGTAACCAAAAATGGGACTAGACATCGGATTTCGAACTCTAAATAAGAGGGAAATTTTCTCCGGTAATTGGAAAAAGAGTAAGATATAAACTCTGATTTGGATAGAATGCACACAGGTACGTGCGGTGAATTAACATCAAGATCACTATCCATGGGTCCCCCCTGAAAAGAGGAGCACTGTCAGAAGGAAATTCACACTTGAAACTAAAGCCACAAGGGGGTGAACTATATCCAATTTAGAAATATGACAAAGTATAGATGTACTTGTAAAGAAACAAGAGAACTTAATAAGATGACGATGGTAGTTATTGATGATAAGGTAAGGATTAAAGAAGCCTTATGTAAGTGTGGAGAATATATGGAGGAAGTTAACCAGGAGTTTGGAGGTTTCCCATCACTAATTCGAACCGAACCTACATTAAGTAAAAAATAAATCTAAAAAGATTTGGTATTATAAAGGAATTATTTATATATTTGCACCAACTAAAATATATATATAATGAAATTTACACCAAACAATCATTGGGTAGTCCTTCCAGACCCAACAATCACAGAAACAGAGTCAGGAATCATCTTAGATGAAGCTACTTCTATTCAGAACGCTAAACGTTCGAATATATTAGAGGTTTTAGCAGTAGGTCCAGCATGCACATTCTGCAAAGTTGGGGATACGGTTATGATAGACCCTAGAACAGAAGCTGTAAAATGTAGGATAGATGATACAGATATGCTATTAGTTGGGGAACACCAATTATTAGGTAAGTGGTAAGTGGTACTGTCACTATAACTATAGAAGATTATCATGCTTTTATAGATCAAGCTATAGACGTTAAAGAGAAAGAGGGTAAGTTAACCTTAGCCGCTAAAGAACTGCAAGTATTCTTATCATTTATCTGTGATCAGGTAGATATGACTAAGCATATAGAGTCTTTTAACAAACAATCTACAAGATCATCTATAGAATTTATTAATGGGAGGGCTCAAATCAAATTCAAAGGTGATAAGACTACTAAATAAATTACTATACATAAAACATAGGTTAGGATTCCATAATAAAAAGTGTAGAAGGCGTATATTCACTACGGAACAGGATTATCTATGTTTAAGGACTGGAAATTCACATAAAAAATTTACATTATGACCTATTTACAACATTTAAAGAAGACAGACAATTGTGTAGACATACGTTGGATTGTTAAATACACTAAGAAAGGTAGAGTAAGAGAAGTAAAACAAATATATAAACCATCAGAGTATTATGCTATGAACTTACATAGAGGTAAAAATGCAAGACCTTTACATAACAAGAATGCCCTGATTAAAATTTTAGAAGATGAAAAAGAAAAGAGTAACCATAAAAGCTAATACTACTTATAAGTATCTACAGTTATGGAATGGTATATTCAATTTAACTGAAAAGGAGCTAACGATCTTATCGTGCTTTATAGATGTTAGGAATACTTTAAACGTGTCTAGCCTCTGTGGTATAGATAATAAGAAAGAAGTAGCTAAGCTATTAAACATTAAAGACCCTAATACATTGAATAACTATGTAAAGAGGTTTAAAGATAAAGGTGTTATTATAAAATCGGAGAACATATACCTGTTATCACATGTATTAGAACCTGAAACAGAACAAATAATAATAAACATTAATAAATAATGGAAGATTTAGAAAGTTTCTATGGCCTAGTAGTTTCATACTTTGATTTAGAGGAGTATGAATTAATGGTTGTACAAGATGGAGAAGGAGAATTAATAACATTAAAAGTATTATACAATGGAAGATAAAAAAGAAGATGAGGAAAATAAATATGTAAAACCACCTACGACACTACAAATGATAGCTTCATTTATTAAAGACTTTGCAGTATACCTTAAAAACGGAGCTCAGAATGTTTCTATAGGAGATTATAGACAACGTCTTGGAGCATGTAATGCATGCCCTCATATAAATAAGGAGCATATGAGATGTAATTTATGTGGTTGTATGGTAGAGCATAAGGCTAAGTGGAAAAATACTACATGCCCAGACACACCTCAAAGATGGACACCTCAAACACCTAAGTATCCTACTAATGAGTAAAGACTTGATAATCTATAAGATAGCTAATAAATATAACCTCCCATTAAAAAAAGTAAAGAGTATAGTAGAAGCTCAATTTGATTATGTATCAAAGATTATGAAGAAAGGGGATTTTGAAACAATACGCTTACCTTATTTTGGTAAATTCTCTGTTAACCCTAAGAGGGTAGAGCATTTAAATAAATTAAAAACAAAATGAATCTAGTAACAGCGCGTAAAACGTCATGTGATCACTGTACTACATATTGTAAATGTAAAGTATGTAAGAGAGAGAGGTTATTAATAAGGTGTGAGTGGTATATACGAAATATTGTAACTGGGTTTAAAACTATGTTTCAACGTAGGCCTAAACGGAAAGTCGTAAAGGTGAGATTAAGTGAAATATTCACCCATAGTACATATGATACTGCTGATAGTAAGTACGAGTGGGGGATATTAGAGAAGACTATTAGGAAATATGGTTTAAAAGAACCTATTCATCTTATCCCAATACTAGAAGTAACTCGTGTGGAAAATGTAATAGACGAAGAGTGGATATTGAAATTGGTAAATGGATACAAGTATTTCCCCCTAGATGGGCAACATCGGACAGCGGTATTAAAATTTATACATTTAAACGACCCATTAGCATTAGTAGATGCCTGTATTATAGAGCCTAACCATATAACTGATGTTAGTAAATGGGAACACGATCGATATCCTAGTGATCACAGATACTTCACGGCTTTCTATACTCCTGATACTTGGGATCAGAAAACAGATTATGCTGCAGTAATTCATGAACTAAACCAAAGATAAAAATGAGATTAACAGATGATTTAATATATATAAAAGATGGTAAAAAAGCTATGCCTAGTGCATATGCATGTACCATCCTGGAATTCAAAGGATTACAAACTGATGAACTATCTTTTGTATACTTTATGGTGGATCATAGATCTCCATATGCAGTTTATGAATGGCAACAACGTATTATTGAAGTAAAAAATAGTATCTTTGGTGAAGAAAATAAATGGGAAGCATCAACTAAAGTCTTAGCAGCATGTGCTAAGTATGATAAACTAATAGAAACCTCAGCGGTAAGGTTATTAAAAGCAGCGAGAGAATCTATTGTGAAATTAGAGAAGTACTTTAGATTTATAGATTTACATGAAATGGATGATAGAGGTAAACCTATTTATTCTGCTAAAGACCTTATATCTAACTTAGAAAAGATGGGGAAGGTAGTTGATGGGTTGACCAAGTTAGAAGAGATAGTAAAAAGAGAAGAACAAGCTGCTAACACTAATAGAGGTGGAGTAGAGGTAAATAAATATAATATGTAATGGATTTTTTAGAAGAGATAGAATTATACAATAGTGCAATGGATAATGCATATAATCTAATCACAGGTAAGATTGATGTGGATGATATGTTTATAGAATTCGATGAAGGAGATGATGATGCTCTGTTACCATTACCATTTAACCCCTTTATGTCAGAGAAATATTCCAATGCTCTTATAGATGTAGTTATAGAACACTTTTCTCATTATGAAGAGTATGAAAAATGTGCGGAGTTAGTAAAGATAAAAGAAATTAATGTTAAAGAACACTAACAGGGTTAGAGCAGCAGCTTTAGAGTTCTTAGAAACAGGTATGTATACAACAGCTATACCTGGAACTAAAGACTATTTTGAGTTTTGGGATAGAGAGAAAAAAAGATGTTTGTATGGGTATACGATTGATGACTTATCAGTCACAGGATTCCATTACTTCTATTTAAACTACTGTCCTATAGATAGAGCTATAGATGAAATTCTTCCTGATGGCTCAGTACAATCACGACGTGAAAGAACATTCCCAGCATTCTATGATGGTGATTATTTATATTTTCATGAGATAGATAAAGCGAGATCTAATAATAAACATATGATAGTTCTAAAAGCTCGTCGTAAAGGGTATTCATATAAAGCTGGATCTATGTTAGCTAGGAATTATTTCTTTATAAGGAACTCTAAGAACTTTGTATTTGCAGGACAGAAAGAATATTTAATTGGTGATGGACTCTTATCTAAAGCATGGGAGTTTTTATCTTTTATAGATGATCATACAGCATGGGCACAACCAAGACTTAGAGATAGAGAGATGTCTAAGATGTCTGGGTATAAGAAGAAAGTTAATGGTGTAGATATTGAGATGGGGATGAAATCTCAAATCATAGGGGTGAGTCTTAAAGACAACCCAGACAAAGTCAGAGGAAAAGCCGGAGAGTTGGTTTTCTTTGAGGAAGCTGGTTCATTCCCTGGACTACTCAAGGCATGGGAGGTAACAATGCCAACCATGAGGCAAGGATCTAAAACATTAGGTATGATGGTAGCCTTTGGTACAGGTGGTACAGAAGGAGCAGATTTTGAAGCTATGGAAGAAATATTTTATAATCCTGCAGCATATGATTGTATGGAATATGAAAATGAATGGGATGAAGGAGCCATGGGTACTAAGTGTGGGTATTTTATACCTATACAAAGAAACTTAGATGGGTTTATAGATGAACAAGGAAATTCATTAATGTCATCAGCTATAGAGTATGAAGAAGGTGCAAGAGAGAAAAAGAAAGGTGCAGCAGATCATAAATCTTTAGATCAGTATATAGCAGAGCACCCATACTCTCCTCAAGAAGCTACCCTACAAGTTACGGCAAATCTATTTGATATAGGATCTTTACAGGAACAGTATAATAAGATTAAAGCTAGTAATTTACATTCTGTAGGTACTGCAGGAGATTTTAGATATGATACTAAAGGACAAGTTAAGTTTACTATCAATGGAGATAATAGACCAATATTAAAATACCCACATAGAAAGGATGATGCTATAACAGGTACTGTAATTATATATGAAGCTCCTTATAGGAATACAGTTGGGCAAGTACCTAGAAATCTGTATGTAATTTGTCATGATCCATATGGACAAAATCAATCAGCTGATAGTTCTTCTTTAGGGAGTGCATATGTTTTAAAATTACCTAATAATCTTTCTAAACCAGATGATATTATAGTAGCTAGTTATGTTGGGAGACCTAAGACGACGGATGAGTATAATAGAAATCTATTTATGCTAGCAGATTATTATGGGTGTAAGATAGGATTTGAGAACGATCGAGGAGAAGTTATAGCTTATGCTAAACGACATAGAAAGTTACATAAGTTACAAGAAGAATTTGAGATGTTGGATAAAAAAGAATTAAGATCTAAAACTGTGAAACGACAATATGGGATGCATATGACAGAAGCTAGGAAGAGGCAAGGTGAATTATATATTAGAGACTGGTTAGTTTCTCCTAGAGGTAAAGATGTTGAGGGTGTACAGTCTTTAAATCTTCATAAAATATATGATCCCGCCTTATTAACTGAGCTAATAAAGTTTAATCATAAAGGCAATTTTGATAGGGTGATGTCATTAATGATTGGTATGTTCCATACTAAGGAGTTGTACAATGCAGAGATTAAAGATATACTAGAGGACGGTGCATCTAACGACTGGTTTGATAGAATGTACAACTAGTGATATATTATAAGTATAAGGGTAATATTTACTCTTATAGTAAAAACGAAGGTAAAATTAACTAATTTTGTAAGCTATGGGATACGAGGGAATACCAAGACAGAAACTGTCTATAAGCAAGAAAAATAAGGAGTGGGGGGAAGCTTGTGTAGAAGCTTATATTAATTTATCAGGGAATGGTTATACACTATCATCTCGAAAAGATGATCTACAGAAATTATATGATATGTATAATGGAGTAGTAGATACTGGTGATTATAATTTAGTATTAAAACCTTATGGAAAAAGTCGTAAGAATTTTCCATCAGCCTTAAGGAATTACCCAATTATAAAACCTATTATAGATTTATTATTAGGGGAAAAAACTAAGAGACCATTTAACTTTACTGTATCAGTTCAAAACGCAGATACTGTTACAAGGAAAGAAATGGCTAAACAAGAGACGTTGTATAGAAACTTACAACAACGATTTGTTAATGCTGCTAATAAAGCAGGAGTTGAGACAGGAATAGATACTCAAGAAGTTCCAATGCCGGAACATGTAGCCAACTTATTTGAGTCTTCATATGTAGATAATAGAGCTGTTATGGGGCAGCATGCTATGTCGTATATAGAACATCATCAAGAAGTAAAAAGAAAATTAGATAAAGCTTGGTTTCATTACTTAGTTTCTGGGGAGTGTTACACACACCGAGGAGTTCGACATAACGAACCTTTCTATGATATCCTTAATCCTTTAAATGTAAATTATGATTTAGATCCGGATTTAGAATTTGTAGAAGATGGTGACTGGGCTTCAGTTACTAAGTTTGTACATGCAAGTACTTTAGTAGATCATTACTTTGATGTACTAACTGATAGTGAAATGTTAGAATTAGAATCTCCTACTCACTCTGGAAGTGATATTGGATTCTTAGCATCAATGAATTCTAAAGGAGCCAACACACAAGACTCACGATTAATTGAAGTAGTTATAGTATATTGGAAATCTAGAAAACGTATAGGATTTTTATCATTCACAGACCCTGAAACTGGAGAACCTGTTGAAGAGGATGTTGAAGATGGATTTAAAATGCCTAAAGAACTTAAAGAAATAGGAGCTAAGTTAGAATGGATATGGGTTAATGAAGTATGGGAAGGGACTAGGATAGATAATAAATTCTATGTGAATATCAACCCTATTAAGAATCAAAGAACATCTATGGAGAATCCATCTTTATGTAAACTACCTATTAATGGTAGAAGATATTCTGATGTGAATAGTGAAAATATTTCATTAGTATCTTTAGGTATACCATTTCAAGTTAATTATAATATCTATAAATATAGGTTAGAACTTGCTATAGCACGATCTAAAGATATAGTTGCTCAGTTTGATATTAATATGATCCCTAAGAAATGGGATATGGATAAGTTTATGTACTTTGTAGAAGGTACAGGTATTGCTTGGGTAGATTATAATAAAGAAGGAGTTCAATTATCACCTCAACATCAGTCTGTATTAGACATGTCTATTAAAACTATAGAACAATATATAATGTTATTAAATTCTATTGTTGAAGAATGGGAGAAATTATCAGGAGTTACTAGACAAAGACAAGGTCAGATAGGAAGTTATGAAGGGAAAGCTGCTTCTCAACAAGCTATCGTACAGTCCTCACATATTACAGAAGATTTATTTAAAAAATTCGCAGGAGTCGAACAAAGAGATATGCAAGCACTATTAGATTATTCTAAAGAAGCTTGGCATGGAGGTAAAAAATCTGCTTATATGATGCCTGATGGTGTAACAGAATTTTTAGATATAGATTCTATAGAGCATATGGAATCTAACTATGGTATATTTATGACTGATGCAGGTAAAGAGAAAGATAAGATCGATGGTATAAGACAGTTGTCTCAAGCTATGGTTCAGAATGGGGTTAAGGTATCTGCTATAGCGGAGATGATGGATGCAGATAGTTTCCCTCAAATCAAAGCTAAGATTAAACAAGCAGAGAAGAAGCAAGAGGAATTAGAGAAAGCACAACAAGAAGCTGAACAACAACAGCAACAAGCTCAATTAGAACAGCAAAAAGAACAGATGGCTCAAATGGCTGCAGATGCTGAGAAAGATCGTGAAACAAAAATTAAAATTGCAGAGATCCATGTAAGTGGACAAAAAGAAGGAGCGCAATTAAATATGCAACATGGTTTACAAGAATTAGAATTAAAAGAGGAAGAACTGGATATTAAAGAAAAGCTAGCTAACGAAGAAATAAGATCTAACAAAGCTGATGAAGCGATTGATAGGGAAAAGATAAAAGCTGACATTAAACAAACTAGAATAAGTAAAACGGATTCTAATAAGAAAAAAGATTAATGTCAGGATTATCGTCTCAAGAAAAGTTAGATATAATTAAAGGATCTCTCACAGGGGAGGTAGATAAACCTGCCTTCCTTGCAATACAAGAGGCTGAACAACTGCTTATGGAGGAAGCTGAGGAACAAGCTAAATCTCAAGCAGGGTCTGAACAGTCTATAGAACAACCAGAAGTAGCTTCTACTGGAGGACCCGTTACAAACGGACCTCAAGTACCGCATCCTTCCCAGGGATCAGCACAACCCCATTTAGTTAATTCTGCATCCTCTATGGATATCGGATTTAATCAAGCAAATGGAACCTCTAGGGGAGCTACTACTCTGGGTACTCAAGGAACTTATAAGAAAGGAGGACTCTTTAAATATTATCACGGAGGCGAACATAAGAAAGAATCAGCTAATAACCACGGATATTCTCGTTCTCAAACAAAAGTTAAGAAAGGAGATAGACCTGATGCTACTTCAATACCTTTATGGGATCAAGCTAAAGGAGCATTTCAGAAAGCTGCTGGATCTTATGGGCAAGCCGGACAATCTTATATGCAATATTTTGGGAATGCCTTATTACAGGGTACTGGTTTAGTTAAAGAGAATGAATCTTATTTTGATGTGGATGAGAAGGATCTTCGCTCAGATGAATTAGCATCATATAAATCAATGTTAATACAGAATCTTAATAAAGGGAAAAAAGGAAAATTAGATTATAGAGATTATAGTAACAACAGTGCAATCACTGAGGCTGGGTCATCAGAAAAGGCTAGACTTCAATTAAAGAAGAATGCTGGGTCAACAATATTAAAAGATAATACTTTCCTAGGTGGGAGTAATACTACAAAAGAAGCATTACACGGATTAACAGGAAATGCTGCATACACTATAGATGATAAAGGTAATGTACATGTTCAGGATAATTATGACTTTAACTACTCACAAAAAAATGTAAAAAAGTCTGGAACTACAATAGGTAAGATGTGGGATATATTCAGTAACTCTAAACAAGAAGGTTTTTATCAAAAAGCTCATGAAGTAGGAGATAAGGTTAAATCTAGATTACCTGTGGATATAGCTTTAGGATCAGCAACTGATATGGGGTTATCAGAAAAAGAGATTAAATCCTTAACGAAATATAATGCAAATGCTTCAGGAATTAAAAAAGTAGGGACATGGGATCTAATTAAAAGAGCTACTGGATTTAAAACTGGGGGGTTTAAATATCAAGATGGAGGATATAAAAATTATGAGCTACCTAAACAAGAAAAAGTAATGTCATATGAGGAGATGTTAAGGAGACAACGTTTTCAAGAATCTAGTTTTGACCATACTGCTGTAAGTCCTAAAGGAGCTACAGGTGTTGCTCAAATAATGCCTGACACTTTAGATTATGCTAAGATGAAGGGGTGGGTTCCTAAGAGTACTACTATGGAGGATGTTAAAAAGTTTGACCTAGCTGAGAAGATTCAAGTTAATTATATGAATAATCTACTAGATAGAGATTGGATTAAAGGAACTGAGAAAGTTAAGAGAGCTAAAGCTCTAATAGCGTATAATTGGGGGCCTGGACATACATTTAAGAAATTAACTGAATTAAAGAAAGATGGAGTAGATATATATTCTGATGACTTAAGTTGGTTATCCCACTTTAATGACGAAAGTAAAGAGTATGTAGGACGTATTTTACAAAATAAAGGAGACTTTGGAGCGCAATACAAACAAGGTCTTAAAAATAACATACCTAAAAAGATGAAGAAAGGAGGCACATATAAGTCATAAATGTTATATAATAAAGAAACCTTTAAAAAATATAAGAAGTATAAAAAATATGAATATATTTTGTACTTTTGTAACTTAAACCAATAAATATATATATAGATATGAATGAACCAAATGACAAAATCCAGCTTGACGACATCTCCTTTGATGACGTTCTGCAGGATGTACTTCCTTCGGACGGCTTGGCAGAGTTAGAGATTGATGCCCCAGAAGAAGAAGTAGATGAAGAAGAAGTAGACGAATTCCTAGATGCTAACTCTGAAGATGAAGAAGGGGATGAAGATGATGAGGAAGATGAGGAAGATGAAGATGAAGATGAAGACGAGGATGATGAGGGAGAAGAAGAAGAAGAAGAAGATGAGGGAGAAGTTTACGATGCCTCAGTAGTAAATGAAATTCTTTCAAACCTTGGGTATGATCCTACTAATGAATATGAAGATACTGCTGATGGGTTAACAAAAATGACTCAGGAAGTAGCTTCTAAATTAGCTGATGAAAGGATTGATGATTTATTAGAAGAGTATCCTAATGTGAAAGCACACCTAGAGTATGTTATGAACGGAGGAGAGTCTAATACTTTTCTAGAAGCTAATCACAAAGAAGGGGATTATGATCTGTTAGAAATCCGTGAGGATGATATTAACACTCAAAGAAATGTCTTAGGTAACTATCTACATTTAAAAGGACATGATAAAGATTTTATTAATGAGCTTTTAGAAGATTATGAAGATAATGGGAAGTTACTTAATAAAGCTACCTTAGCTAAGGATGCAATGTCTAAGTATCAACAGGAGCATAGAGAAAAGATACAAGAGGAGCAAAGACAAACGACTGAGCAGCAAACCGCAGACAATAATGAATTCTGGTCTGGCGTTGCAAATACCATACAAGACTCTAGAGAGTTTGCTGGTATAAAAATTACAGAGAGAGAGAAGAAAGATTTTTATAATTATATTTCTCAACCTGTAGATAAGGCTGGTAAGACCCAGCGAGATGTAGATCATTTAGAAGCTGATATGGATGTTAAATTAGCTATAGATTATCTAATGTACAAGGGATTTAATCTTGATGAAATTGTAGGAACACGAGCTAAAACTCGAAGCACTCAATCTTTAAGAGACAAAATCTCTCGAAACGAGGAAGATTTAAAGAGCACCAAAAGAAAAAGACGTACAGTTAAAAACGTTGATTTCGATGATTTAGATCTTTCTATTTAATTAACCGACAATACGCTGGTCAAACAGCTTTTTGTATAACTAAACTTAAAAATAAATAAAAATGAACGGAACAAACATTACTGTGCAAAAAAATCATTACAATGATGCACAAATGACAGATATGAACAGTCTGTCTAACGCTTTAATGTCCAAGCCTACTGAGCTTTCTCCTATCATTACTCATCTAGCTGGTAAAGATGATAAACGTTTTCCACTATCTTTCTTAACTGAAGGTGTTGGTAATGTGAAATCAATCGATAGATTAGAGTATGAATATAGAGTAAAAACTCACACGCTTAAGACAAGACCTGTAGCTGTAGCAACTGCTGGTGCCTCTTGGGGTGCTGCTGGAGCAACTTTTACATTAACATTTCCAGATAAATGGTTTGTATTCCCTTACGTATTAGTAAATGCGGTAGGAAATCAAGCTAGAATCATGGCTGAACCTATTCAGGTTGGTAGTGACTGGCAATATATGTGTCAATTAATTGACCCTGCTGGAGTAGCTATCACTATTGGTGGTGCTGTTGGAGATTTATGGGCTCAAATGTATGCACCTGTAGGAGTTGACTTCTCAAGAGGAAACGCTTCTAACTGGGAAACTCCAGGAAAGGTACGTAACAAAATTGGTACTGTAAGAAAGTCTTACCACATGTCTGGTAATGCTAAAGATTTTGTAGCTGAATTTACTTTACCAACGAAAGGAGGGAAGTCAACTAAGTTATGGATGGACTACGAAGAGTATACTCACATGTTAAACTTCAAAGAAGAATGTGAAATGTACTACTGGTACGGACAAAAAACTTATGATGCTGCTGGACAGACTCATATGAAAGATGAAAATGGACAGCCTGTTGTTGTTGGTCCTGGTCTTTTAGAACAAATTATCAATAAGGATACTTATTCTACTTTAACAGAGAATAAAATCAAAAACATTATTGGTGACTTATTCTATGGTATGACTGATGCATCTGCAAAACAAGTAACACTGTACACTGGTACAGGTGGTGCAAGAGAGTTTGATGAAGCTCTTAAATCTCATTTCAACGGAGTTAACCAAGGTTGGAAAGTTGGAGGTGAGAACAGATTCATTACAGGATCCGGGAGATCATTAGGTTTAACTGGTTACTTTACAACTTATGAGCATGTAGATGGTCATACTGTAAATGTAGTTAAGTTACCATTATTTGATCATGGACCTGTTGCACAAGCACGAGCGAAACACCCAGTTACTGGATACTCTTTAGAGTCTTACAGAATGGTATTCGTTGATCAATCTAACTATGACGGCCAAAATAATCTTCAAATGATCTCTAAGAAAGGTCGTGAAATGATGAGATGGTGTGTTGCAGGATCAGTAGTGCCTAGAGGATTTGATGCTACTTCTTCTAGAGCTTCTGATGTGGATGGTGCTTCTGTACACATGTTGAAAACTGCTGGTATTGTATTGAGACGTTTCGATACTTCACTAGACATTCAATGTGTAGCGTAAGGCATTAACGTGCGTCTATATATATTGGTTTTTAATTAGGGTTGTGGGGGAGTAATCCCCCATAACTTTGGTTAAATAATTATAGGGGAGTTATTCTTTACACCCGACTAATTTAAACTTTAAAAGAACATTATTATGAAAAGTAAAAAAGTATTCCTTAGAAGAAAAGAAGTAAACAATCATTTACCTAAAGAGGTACAAGCTGAGGCTGTATCCAAGTTAAGTAGTGTATATGTAAATCGTCAACCTTTAAAAGCGTTTGATCCTGAAGATGAGGACAAATATTTAAAAGGGATTTTAGATGTTAACCCTGATCATGTAGATTGGCCTAAACACTCTAAAATATTTTGGGCGGAATTGTCAGTACCTGTAGGATTTACAGGTGTTGAATTAGAAATTGGTATGGATAGTAAGGATCGTCCTATCAGTATTTTGGATTTTATTAAGTATAGATTTGCTTTAAAGCATCCACAGGTAGCTCTAACAAAAGAAGAAATGGATAAAACTACAGGCAAACGATTCTATATTCAAGATCTCTCAAGAGAAGACTCTACGAGAAATAATGAAATACAAGTATTGAAAGACTCCGATAAAGAATTCATCAAGTTGTCAGCTGATCCAGTTGCAATGAAAAGAGTGTTAAGAATATTATCTAATGCTAATCCTGATATTTTATCAGCAGAGCAGATAGAAAATAATCTATACGCGGTTAAAAGCGCAGATCCTAAGAAGTTCTTAAGGATAGCAACAGATACAAACCTAGCTGTTAAAGCAGATATTGAAGAAATGGTTTCGTCTGGTGTATTAAGAAGAATTGGTAATCAAGTTATCTTTATTGATGAGGTTATTGGTGAAACTTTAGAGGATGCGGTAATTTTTATGAAAAACAAAAAGAACTCTGGTCAATTAACGATCATGAGAGCTAAACTAAAAGAACTAGCATTATAAAATGACTATAGGAGAGATGCATATAGCAATTCAGCTTGGAGTGGATAAAATAAATTCATTCCAAGCTGATATGTTATTACCGGAAGAGATTGATATAGAATTAAATCAAGCTCAAATTAAATATATTAATACTAAGTATGGTAAAGGGAATAAATATCAAAAAGGATTTGAGGAATCTCAAAAACGAATTGATGATATTAGAACTTTAGTTACAGAGGCAAATTTAGTTGCCACATACAAAGAACAATTGGATGCTAGAATCTTTGTTGATTCTGTAACTCTTCCGGATGATTATATGTATTTAGTTAATTCTAGATCTAACCTTGTGTTAAACCTAAACTGTACAAGCTTCATAGGAACTGTTACAAATACCTATGGTACAACTAGAGTATCAGCAGCACCAGGTACTTCTACAGAGCAAAGAAAAGTTAATAAGTTTGTTCAATTAGATGATCTTTACACAATGTTAAAAGACCCATTTAATACAACAACAGATGATAGACCACTATATACTGTAAGAGGCAATCAATTAGACCTATACACTAGTGATATATTTATAATAGACAAGGTAAAAATAACATATATAAGAATACCTGCCGAGATTTCATTATCTTTGGCGGTAAGCTGTGAACTACCCGACCACTCTCATAGAGAGATTGTGGACATGGCTGTGGGTAGTATTTTGGAAACCATAGGGGATCCAAGATACAAAACTCATGAAATTGAGGTAAATAAAAATGAATAAGTAATAAAAAAAATTTAGAAAAAATGACAAAACAAATAATTTTTGGAGATGATGTAAGTAATGTTACCGCAAACGGTATCGCATTTGTTGACCAAGCGGGGGCTTTATTAGCAACTCCAGCAGCTGTAATTGCTGCAAAAATGTTTAGAGTTGAAAGAGTAGGAAGCATGGTAAAATCTCCTTGGATCAATCAGAAAGATATCACATCTGTAAGTGTAGGAACTGGAGCTGCTGCTGTAGCTGAATCTTTTTCAGTAACTTTAATTGAAGATGCTGCTGCAACTGAAGATGGTACTTTTAAACTAATCAATGTAGCATCAGGGTATGAGCCTTTTGGAAGAGCTAGTTTTGAAATAGCTGTTAATGGTGCTGCTAATACTATAGCTGTAGCTTTAGCTGCTGCTATTACTGCTAACTTACCAAGTTGGGTAGCTTCTGCTACTGCTCCTGGAGCAGGTGTATTAACTATCGTTGGTAAAGCTTATGCTGGAGGTATGACTGCTGCATCAGCTTCTCAAGTAGCTTGGGATCCTAATGGATCTGTTGCAACATGTAGTGTTCCTACTGTTGTTACTGCTGCTTCGAAAGGTACTGGTGATCAATACATAGCAATGGATTTAGAAAAAAGTCTTTTAGGTTCAGGTGTATCTGATTATGATAGAGCTACATTCTTACCTGATGGAACTACTCTTTATGCTTCTCTTGGGTTCCCTTACGAGTTAAGTACAATTACATACAACAACCCTACTGTAAATCAAATCAACGGTGTGGATAATGAAAGAGTTCTTATATTAGCTGTAAGAAATTCTGCTGCTGCTGTTGCACCTGCAACTGCAATTGTAGATACAATTACTGCTGGTCTGTAAGACAATAACAACTTTATAAGATTATAGGGGGTGAAATTCCCCCTATACATCTTTTTTTAACTTTTAAAACTTAACTACATGTCATTAAAGATTGTATCCGTTAGACCTGATTGTCTAATGGTTTCTATAGATACTACAGACGCTTCGGGAGCAGGTATTGCCGGAGCTTTAACTATAACAAATTATGCCACCTCTGTAGTCATTACTCATCCGGTAGTTTTTACAGTACCAGGTGAAACCTTAACTAACGATATCACTTTAATCTCTAATGGCGTATACCAAGTTGAATACGCACAAGGAGGTACAACAGTATCTTCAGCAGCGTTTATAGCAAGCTGTGATATAGATTGTTGTTTATCTAAGTTAACAGAAGAACTAATTGATTGCGGGTGTGAATGTCCTAGATGTTCTAAAGCACTTGCTAAAGCACAAAAAATATATTTATTGATTAGTTCTGCTAAAGCTTCAGCAGAACAAGTCTACATACTTGGTAATACCGGGTATATACAAAATGCTTATAACAAGTATTTAAAAGCAAAAGAAATATGTGACCTGTCTTGCGGGTGTAATTGTTAAAATTTTTTAAATGGCATTAAAGAATGTAGTAGTTAGTGGTGGACATCAAAATCTAATAACCACAAGTGGGTATAGAGCTATTATTGTCAGTTCTGAGATTACCAATTATATCGGCCCAGTTGATACTGTTGTAAGTGTAGTTGATTTAATGTCAGGAGGTGCTACTACAACACCTGTAACTACTACTAATACTTCTCCATACGATTATATTCTTCTTAGTTATAATAATCTTGGGGCCACTGAACTTACTAGAAGTATTCGAGTAACATGGGATGATGGAGGTTATAAGGATTTTAATGTTAAATTATCTCCTACTGACTTAAATCCTGTTTGGGGTACTGCCACTAGTGGTTATACTGATTATGTATCTATTGATGGATGTAATTCTCCTTTTCAGGGGTATAGACCTTTTACTGCTAATATTTCATATGCGGGAACAACAACTACAAGTACTAAAATAGTTAATGCTGTTGCAGGATCTAATATACCTCAAGGTGCATTTCATTACACTGTAACGATTCCAGACGCTTCTTTTAAAGATGTAAGTATAACATCTATGTCACTTGCCCATGGAGGTCCATCTGCCTTTATCACTAAAGGTCTTATAGGGGAACAACATTATGAAACTCTTAGTACATTCGTAGCATCTGGATGGGCAGGATCTACACTACTCGCTACTACAACAGATGATGGAGGTGCTGCTTTTGACAGTACAGTTATTGACATTGATAATCAGACTAGGATGTATAGTACTGGATCAGGTATAACTGGTAATAAAGCTCCCTGGTTACATACTCATCATTATGTAAATGATACACCAAATTGTCCCTCACCTTTAAGTTTGTGTGATGATTCTGCTAATATTAACTGGTGGGCGTATACTAATACAGAATGTGATGGTACTGCACTTCCCGCTGCTCTTATAGCAAATAATTTGTTGTTGGGCACACAAGGATGTTCAGCATGTGATTATTATAATGATAATACTTGTACTGCGGCAGACTGTTATGCGTGTTCAAATCTTAGTATAGCCAATAGTGGATTGGTTACTGGAGTAGTAACACAACATAGTTGTTATATTTACGGAGATATTACTATTGATGTATCAGCTGCTACTGATTCTACTGGTCCTATTGATGTATATATAATCCCAGTTCCTAATACTACAATAAATGCTGGTGTTACATGGACATCTACTAGTGGTAATGATACTATTGGATATGCAAGTATTACACCTATAGCAGGTCAAATTGTTATTGATGAAACTACATCCTATACCGCAAATAATAGTATAGATCCTGGAGTACTAACTATATTAAATATAGAATCCGCTTCTACACAAAATAATACAACTGTAAATTATACAGGAACTCCAGGACTACCACTTGATGCTGGTTCGTATGTTATATTATTGGTAGATTCAAATGGATGTATTTGGAAAAAGAAACCCCCATATCTCGTATCTACCGCTCCAACTATAACATGGTCGCAAGTACAGGCGGTTCCAACTTGTGGATCTAGTGATTTAGATATGTCAGTAACCCCATTAGGACCCCCAGCAAATGTAGCTGCAGCAACAGTTACCTGGACAGGCCCAAATGGTTTTACTCACACCGGAACAAGTATACCATCTGGTATTATAGATTGTAGTGCCCCTTATATTGCTACTATTACAGATGTCTTAGCAGGATGTCCCCCAAATCCTTTAACCTTTAACCCTGTATATTGTATTCCAACAGCAACAGTAACGGCATCACCACAAGTAGTTACAATCTGTGAGACGGATACAACTCCTATTACGTTTACAGCGGTAGGATCTGTACCTAACTGGAGCCCTTCATGTGGTACAGGAACTTATGAATGGAGAGGCGTAGGAGGTACTCCTTTATATAGTACTAATGCAGTCTGGGGACCTAATAGTTGGGGGTCTAGTTCTGCTGGTACTTATGTGTACGAAGTAACTTATACAGAATCTTGTTCTGTAAGTCAAGGAGGATCTAATTGTACCGCTGTGGATACTGTAACAGTTATTGTAGAGAGTAGAGGCTGTACAAATCCAGTAGCTATTAATTATGATCCTGCAGCGTCGTGTGATGATGGTAGTTGTATTCTCTGTTCTAATCTCATTAATGTAAGTTCTACTACTCCAATTACCTGTTATGGGGGTACTGATGGAACCGCGACAGTAAATACCTCTGGGGGTAGTGGTAATTATACATACTCCTGGAATACAACTCCTGTTCAAACAACTCAGACTATTATAAATCTGCCTCCAGGAGCACTAGTCTGTACAATAGTAGATACAACTACCGGATGCTATGAATCTGTGGTTGCAGTTGTTGCAGGAATGCCAAACATAAGTACAGTTTTACAAATTACACATAATACATGTAATAATAATGGTAGTATACAAGCCATCATGGGTGGAGGAACAGGTACATTTACTTGGCTATGGAGTACTGGAGCTACCACTCAAACTATTAACAATCTAGCAGCAGGAACATATACCTGTCAAGCTACCGATTCTAATTTATGTGTGGGTACTTTAATGACAGCAGTTGTTCTAGATAACGCTGTATATGGCTGTACAAATGCTGCATCCAGCAACTATAGTGTATCAGCAACCTGTGATGATGGTTCTTGTGTGGTTCCAGGTTGTACAGATGATGGACTCCAAAGTGCATCATGGTGGTCGGATCCTGCTTCTAATACAACGGGTATAGCGTACGATGTTATAACTGGTATATCAACGTATCCGATGGCTCAACCTTCGAACTATAACTCTTTAGCTACAATAGATGATGGTTCATGTGTTTACCCTCCTGCTATAACAGGGTGTTGTCTAACTATAACTGGTTTTGGTTCTGGGATTATTACAAATTGTACACTAGCTCATTCCTCGCATTTAACTTGCGGATGGTCTGGGACTATAACGTTACTTAGCCAAATACATAGTGTACAATTCTGGGACCCAACTCTTAATAGTGGAACAGGAGCTTGGATAACTACAAGTTCTATAAGTGTAGCTGCTCCAAGCATTAATAGTGTGGTATCATGGGATTATGATTGTAATGCAGGAGGAGTACTGGTAGATCATTTTAATAATAACTCTATCGATGGAGAATATAGAGTTGTGATTGTGACAACTATGGGGGATGGGACAATATGTACTGCTGAATCAGCTACAACTTATATTGATTTTCCTATTTGTGGGTGTACAGATCCATTAGCTACAAATTATGATGTAACAAGTACTTGTGGTACTAATACTTGTTTATATCCAGATCCTTGTACGATGTCATTAACTATGACTCCTAATCTTTGTTATCAGAATAGTTCGGTGGTAACTGTATCTGGAGGTACTGGTCCATTTACGTATGCCTGGTATACACTTCAAAATCCTGGTGTAGTAACAGCTACAGGGTCTACACAACATGGTTGGGTTGAAAGTCCTATAGGATCATGGACTACTATACAAGGAATTAATGTTGGGTTTCCTTTTGGTGGGAATGGAGTTTCAAATAATTTTTATTGTGTAGTTACCGATACTTCAAATGGGTGTCAAGAAACTGTAGGGGTATGGACACCAGTGTACTCTCCTTCCACTACCAGTTACATGGTTCATGCTACGGTTGGTGATGCTATGTATTGTCCTAGTAATGGAGTTCCTGCTTGTTGTGGTTCCTATCAATTATATGTAGGAGTAACAACTCCACAAGTATCAATATTATCAGTCTCTGTTACCGGACCTAATGGTTATACATCGACTTTATTAGCAGACACCGGCCTTGATGTAGGTACTTATAACTTTTCTGCTTTAATGAGTAATAATTGTACTTATTCCCATTACTTTGATATTTATGCAGCTCCTCAACTAGAAGGATGTACAGATCCTACCGCTTGTAATTATGATCCTATGTCTGCTTGTGATGATGGAACGTGTTTTTGGCTTAATTTAACAGCTACTCAACCAACATGTGCAGTATCAACAGGTTCTCTAACAGCAAATATTGTAACTGCTACGGGTCTCCCAGTTGATTTTCATATATATTGGACTACCCCAACTGGTGTAAACTTTAGTTATCAACCTCTATTACCTGCAAGTAGTTGGCCTATAACAGAATCAGGATTATCAACGTTTGGAACATATATTGTTACTGTATGGACTTTCCAATTAGGTATCTGTACTAAAACTATAGATTTAATTGATCCTAATCTTATACAGGGATGTATGGATGTATTAGCTAGTAATTATAATGCTGCTGCAAATTGTGACTGTTGTTGTGTATATTGTAATATATCTATAACGGATACTATAATTTGTTTGGACAATTCAATATCTCAGGATGGTTCAATTAATCTTGTAGTAATTGGAACCGCTCCTTTTACATTTTCCTGGACTGGACCTGGTGGATTTACTTCAACATCACAAAATATTGGAAGTTTAACAACTGCTGGTACGTATACATGTATTGTTACAGATGCTCTTGCTTGCTCTGAAACATATACAGGTGTTATAATAGATTGTACTCCTTATATAGCCCCAACTATAACCTCTACTATAACGATAGATACATCTTGTCAAGTGTCCATGCAAATACTTACCACAGGAGGAGGAGCTATAGGACCATCCCAACTTTATTTTATTGATTCTTTAGGTAATTCTGTAGCTGGTAATTCAAGTACTGGTTATTCTATTACTCAGCCTAATCCTCAGAACACAACGTTTAGCATACAATGTGATGTCGTTGGACAACTTACAAATTCTATAACTAATTCTGGCCCGTGGAATCTTGTCCCAGGTCAGACTTATACTCCTGCTATTAATTATACTTTCCCAACTGGTATTACGGGAACTGCTGTAGGTCTTCCTATGGTAGTATCTATGAACGCTGCTATGGTATGTGGTTGTATGGATGTAGCAGCAGATAATACTAATGAAGATTGTAGTGGTAATACTGTAGTTCCTACATGTGATGTATGCTGTGTGACCTGCAATAATACTGTAGTATTAGGCTACGCGCATGGTACATGTGGTAATGGAACTGATGTAACAGCTACTATAGGTAGTGGGTCTGGAACTTATGTTTGGTCTGGTACTCTTAATGGTGCAACATCTACTACGAATATTATAACGGGAGTTATAGGTACTGGGCCTGTTACTGTTACATTTACAGATGCTGTAACTGGGTGTGAACATATAGATACATTATCATTTACAGATCCTCAGTCTCAAGTAACTTTAGGAGAGACTCATACTTGTGCTAGTAATATAACTGAAGATAATGGGACAATTACTACAACAATAGCACCTGGTAATCCAGTGTATATATTTTTATGGACAGCTGCTAATGGAGGAGTAGTACCTGTAGGACAGTCTACCCTTCAAAATCTTACAGCTTTAATACCTGGAGATTATACACTTGTTATTACAGATAGTTTAGGATGTACTGATACGATTACGGTAATTATTACTAACTGTTGTGTGACAGGATGTACAGATAATATTAATTATGCATTTAATTATGATGTGACAAATATATGCACTTGTAATTCTGGTGCACCAAATGATTGTTGTGTGTACCCACTACCTGTTGCTACTTTAACTCAAGGGGTAACTAATTGTAATAATACAATTTCTTTAAGTGTAACAGATACAAATACAGATGCATTAGCAAATACGGCTAGTGCTACTTTTCAAGTTATACACGATCCTGCAGGAGTAAATACACTTTTACTTACACCATTACCTGTACCTCCTACTGGAGTAGATACTTATGGGTTTATCTTTGTTGAAGACTGTAGTAATTGGTGGCAATCTATTGACGGGGATTATGCTATTCAATATGTTATAACCTATTCGAATGGACATACAGAAACTATAATATCACCTACTGTATCTTATACTAGGAGAATTTGTGGGTGTACGGATACAACTGCAACAAATTATAACGCAGCAGCCACTTGTGATGACGGCTCATGTACATACCCTGGAGCTATAACATGTACTTTATCTACACTGGTATTTACTGCCGGGTGTAATGAAACTCTTACAATAAATGCTTCTGATTCCAGTTCTAATACTATTGCAAGTTGGCAATATGATTATTTAGATCCTTTAAGTACAGTAATATATACTGGTACTGCTACTACTACTATTCTAGTAGACTCACCTCTAGTTGATGGGGCATGTGGTCCAGCCGTGTTTGGATTACTTCCAAATACAACATATACTGTTGTTGTAACTGCTACTTATACTAATGGAACTACTGCAACATGTACAACTGCTCCAATAACTACTACAAACTTTATATGTGGGTGTACAGATGTTAACTCCCCCAATTATACTGCAGGGGCTACATGTGATGATGGATCATGTACTTATCCTTGTTGTGATACTCCGATCCTACAAGCTACCGGAAATAATGTTGGTGCATGTAATTTAGAATGGGAGGCTACATTAAACTGTAATACACCTGTAACTAACAATGCAGAGACAGTAGTTACTACATTACAATTTTGGGATGGAGCAGCGTGGCAAGTGTCCGATGTAGATACTTATAATCCTACACCTGGTGTTAATGCTATAACAACTCGTACTGTAACCTATAATTATACGTGTGTATCTGCAAATACATTTGGTACTTATGGTACTGGTGATTATAGAGCAGTATTTGATATAACTTATGTTGGAGGATCTACGTGTCAATTAATAAGCACTCAAAACACAATTACTTTTGGTACTTGTGGGTGTACGGACTCTTCCCCAGGTGCTAACCCAGATATTTATGGGAATGATAGTGCAGGACTTCCATGTATTACACCTTGTGGCCTTGGATTTGCAGTTACGACGTATGATCCTCTTGCTATGTGTGATGATGGATCATGTATAACTAGTTCTTGCTGTTCTCCAGATACTTTAATTATAGATCCTAATACTCCTGTCTGTGCGCCAGACTTAATCTTTACAGCAACTTGTAATCCGGTTACTGTAGGACATGTTATGAATTGGTATAAATGGGATACTGGTACTGCGGCTTGGGTATTACTTACAACTATAACTGTAGCAGCAGCTAATACAAGTCTAACGGAAATATTAGATAATTCCTTCTTACATACTACTCCAGGGTCAGAAGTTTATAGGGCAGAGGCAGTAATTACATACTCTGGTACTACCTGTACAATATACTTAGATTATACATACACACCTGAACCTCTAGGATGTATGGATTCTACGCCTGGACTTCATCCAGATATAAATGGGGAGAGTAGTCTTGCGATATATGACTGTGCTATATCAAGTACAATTCCTACTCTAAGCGTTCCATGTGTTTATCCATGTACTAGTGGGTACACCTCAAGTAATTATGATCCTTGTGTTTTATGTGCAGGACCATGTACTATTACTGATTATGTACATAACTGGGAAAAGTGTGGAACCTCTACTATTTATACTTTTGTAGATATAGCTCAAACAGGGGCTGGAAGTGAGAGTAATGATTACTGGATTGCTATAGGCTCTCCTTCAAACTTTGCTAATGTTATAAATTATGCTACCGAGTGCTATACATATTTAGGAGTAGGACCTACTCTTGGTACAATTATAAATTATTCCCCTGCTAATTATTTACTACTAGCTACCTACAATGACTGTACTTCTTGTGATCTAAACTTTCATGAATGGGATTTATGTGTGTGCCCAAGCGCGTGGTCTAATCCAATAGCCTGGGCAGACTGTGCAGAGGATATAGTTAATATGTTAGGAACTCCTACTTCTACATACCCTCTAGCTAATACCAGTTTTAATAATCAAATATTTTATGATTATATAGTAGCTCAAAATGGAGGTCCTATAGCTATCGGAGATGTACTTACTATAAGACATGCATCAAATGCTTATGAATACTGTATCACATATTTAGGACCCCATACAGGTCCTGCCTCAGTTCACCATGGGTATACGACTATGGCAGGTGAGTTGGAGTTAGGAAATGATTTTTATTTTTCTGGGAGTGCAGATGTCTATGGGGATTGTTCAGCGTGTGCTTTAGCTCCTGATCTTTTCTTAGAATGGACTAAATGTGGTACAACTGATATTTATAATATAGTAGATGTGGGAGCAGGAGTGACTGCTTTAAATACTATAGCTTGGGTAGGTATTAATAATAATGCGGCCATAATAATGCCTAATGCAACATGGGGACCAACTATTGGATCAACAGTTATAAAATTAACTGGTGGAGATTGTTTTACTTTCTCTGGTTATAATACTATTCAGGCAGCCAATGCTACAAGTGAATTGATTGATTCAACTCCAACTGTTACACTAGAACTAGATTGTACGTCTTGTTTATTAGTACCTGGATGTACGGATCCTACTGCATCTAATTACAACTTTAATTGCGCAGGATTACCGGTAGTAGCAACACTTAACGATGGTTGTTGTGTGTATATTAATTCAGGTTGTATGGATGATGGATTACAAACTCAAGCTTATTGGGATGGTACAGAAGT